GTCCACGAGGAACTGAAGCGTGCCTTGGCTAGCCGTCCTGAAGGTTATTCCCCCTCCGTGGGTGCAGTGACCGAGGAGGCACGCGCGTGGGAGGAAGAGGTGGAGCGCCTTAAGCGCGCCTACATGGAGGCCAGCGAGGACGTCACCAACGCGCAGTTCGAGATGCTCACCGGTGACGCCGATGAGCTCAAGACACGCCTAATGTTCCGTCGCCGCGAGCTGGAAGGCCCCATGCAGGACGAGATGGCTTTCTGGAAAGAGTGGAGCATGGAGAGCGTTAAGCAAGCGGCGGACTCCCTGCGCTCCTATGGCCAGAGTCAAGCAGCCGCCGCCCTGGAGGAAATGGAGACGATCTCCTCCGAGCGCACCCGCCTACAGGCGCAGATGAAGCGCGCTTTCGGAGGGTTGCAGAAAGGCGGCGAGGTAGAAATGCCCGAAGCGGCCGAGGGGACCATGGTGGACTTTATCTCCGCCGAGCGTGCTCTGGGTAGCGTCGTCGAATCCACCACCGACGCACTGCATCAGCAGTATCTTGAACTGCGCAAGGTCATCAAACGCATGGACGAGGCCAAGTTGGCCATGGCTGGCTTGGGCGAGGCCGAACGCTACGCCGTCGGGAAACTGCAAAAGCAAGCCAAATCCGAGGTCCTGGACGTGTACCGTGCTAAGAAGGGCACCTCGGTGGAGGAGTTGGCCGGGGGCGAAACTGAGGTCCTGGGACGGCTCACGCAGCAGGTAGCGCAGATCACGGACCTAGCCGACCGTGCCCTCGCCGATCCCGTCATTCAAGCCAGTGAGCGCATTGGCGCTGAAATCAAGGAAGCCATGATCGAGGCCATGGCCGCGCGCGAGGTGGAGGACTCCGCCGAGGAGACAGGTAAGGGCATCGTCGGGATCTGGGAATGGGTCAAAGATCAACTGGTGGGCCACAGCGTGATCCCCGATATGGTGAAGCTGATCAATAAATACCTGGATACCATTGGTGAGGATCAGGAAGCCGACGCCAAGGTGCGCGTGGAACTGGCCAAGGCCGAGGCTCAGGAGCGCAAGGAGATTGCCAAGCGCGAAACGGTGGAGCTCCGCGAGCAAGTCAAGGCCCGCGAGCGCGCCGCCCGTGAAACCCAACGCCTGGCCCAACTGGAAGGCGAGGCCAAGCAGCGCGCATCGGCCCTGGGGATCTCCTGGGACCGTGTACAGCAAGAGATGGAGGAAGCAGATGCCGATATCAATACCATCATCGGCTCCCTCAAGCGTACCGAACGCGAGCAGGCGGACATCAACCGCCAAGCGCGCCGTATGGAAGGCGATTACGAGGACGCCGGTAACGCCGTCACCCGCTTCGCCCGGGCTCTGAACAACGCCCGCGAGGGATCACAGGGCATCGGGCTATTGGCCAATGATTTACAGGATATCTCCCAGGGCTTGGCCATGCGCGGTACGGCCATCACCGGGGGGCTGACCGTCGCGGCGCGCGACTTCGTCAACCTGCGCAAAGAGGCTGACGCGGCCAGCCGTGCGCTGGGCCTCAATCGCGAGATGAGCGACCGTATGGCGGAGGGGATTGTCAACCTGTCGGCGGATTTGGCCGTCTTGGACCCGGAGTCCACTGCGCAGGGGGTCACCGCCTGGGCCACGGCCACCGGGCAACTCGTTGAAACTCAGGAGGACCTCAACGCGCTGCTCTCCCAGACGGCCCCCGTGCAGCAATTGGCCATGCTGGGGCAAGCCGACATTGGCACCGTCACCGACGCCACCACCGCCTCGATCAACCAGTTCGAGCTATCGTTAGCGGATACCACGCGCGTGGTCTCAGTATTCAACAAAGTCTCCGACGATACCCTGGCCGAGATTGACCACGTCGCCGAGGCCTTTAAATACGTGGGGACCGACGCGGCCTCGTTGGGCGAATCCATTGAGGACGTGGGCGCACAGCTCTCCGTTCTGGCGGATAACGCCATCCGGGGCTCACAAGCCGGTACGTCCCTGCGCTCGGTGTATAAGAACCTGGCGACCCCCACCGCAGCCGCAGCGGATGAACTGGAACGCCTCTTTGGCGTACAGCAGCCGTTCTTCGATCAGGAAGGTAACTGGATCGGCATGGCCCGGGCGGTGGATATGCTGGCCGCCGCGACCGCCGACATGACCGACGAACAACGACGCGCGACATTGGGCGAAGTCTTCGAGACGGACGCACTCAACGCCATGATCCAGCTCATCCGCGAACAGACCAAAGCCCGCGAGGAGGGTGTCAACGCCTTAGAAGCGCGTGCCGAGGACCTGGGCCAGACGGCGCTGGATACCTGGGAGCAGAAGGTCGGCGACTGGGAGGAATCCGACGTCTACCGCGTGGAACAGGCCAAGATGCGCTGGAAGGCGATGTGGTTGACGATCGGTCAGCAGGGGCTTGATATGGCTTTGCCTTATTTGGAGCTTGCTACTGGCTACGTAGATGAATTCACGCAAGCTCTTGAGCGCTACCCGTGGATCACGGAAGTGGGGGCGGCAATAGGTGCCGGCGGGCTTGGCTTAGCCGGTATCCTCAGCGCCATCACCATCGCCACCAAAACCGTGAATATGATCCGCAGCACCCTCACCGCCTTCGAAGCCGCCATGAAAGGCCGCCCCAGCGCCGAGCAGCAATTCCAAACCACCGTCATCTCCGCCGCCGAGCAATTCGCCCAAATCGTCCGACAGTCCGCCGTCGAAGAAGGCGAAATTGAGAAAGCCGACGCCGTCGAGGAAGCCCAGATCGAGAAAAGCGGCGCACTGGAAGAAGCGCAGATCGAGAAATCCTCCGCCCTCAACGTCGCCAGTCTTTTGGGACGCACCATGGGCGCCCTGGCCATTGCCGGCGTTGGGTCCCAGGCCCTCACCGGCCAGGGCATCGGCGGCTGGTTCTCCCGCGAAGAAGGCGTAGCCGCCGGACAAGCACGCCTCGGGGAATTCGCCGGCCTCAGCGAGGAGGAACTGCGTGCCGAGCTAGGCACCCTCACCGAGCAGATCGCGGCCCTGAACGAGGTTGTGGGTCCCGATACGGGCATATTCACCTTCCTGGACCGCGACTTCTGGGAAGGGGCCTTCGGTGCCGGGGACCAGGGCCAGATCATCAAGGATTTGATGGGACCGGTGCAGTCCTTCTCCGCGACGGCCATGGTGGATAAGCTAGCTGAACTGGAAGAATTACAAGCGGGCATCGAGGCGGCGCTAGCCAGCGGCGACGGCATCGACGACTTTGACCAGAAGTGGATTGAGTTGGCCCGTGTCGAGACGGAGGCCGCCGAGGTCACCGCGACGCATACCTACACGCTCTATGAGTACAACCGCACCGCCCAGGATACCATTCAACTCACCGACGCCGAGGTCAACGCCGCCAAACTGTACGTGGAGATGCTCCAGGAGCAAGAACAAGCCATCACCGACTTCAACGCCGAACTCGCCGAGGTCAACCGCGAACTCCAGGACGATCTGGCACAAATGGAGCGCGATTACTATGCCAGCCGCGAGCAACGCACGCAGCAATTCCACGAAAGCCAGGCTGAATCCGAGCGTCAGCATCAGGAACGTCAGGCGCAGGACGCCGCCGAGCACGCCAAACGCATGCGCCGCATGGAGGAGGATTTCAAGGAACGCGAGCAGGACCTCATTGCCTCCCGCGACGCCTACGGCCTGATCCGCGAGCGCCGTCAGCACGAGAAAGAAAAGTCACGGGCTGAAGAGGACTATGCCGATCAGCAAGCCCAACGCCAGCAACAATACGAGCAACAGCGCGCCCAACGCCAACAGCAATACGAGCAGGATATGCTGGACGCCGAAGCGCAATACCAAGAGCAGCGCGAGCAACGCATCCTAGAGCACCAGGAGCAAGTGGCCGAGATGCAGGCCGAGCACGAGGAGGATATGGCGCGCCTCCGCGAGCAGTATTTTGACAAGATCAACGCCGAGCTGGAATATTACTCGCGCTCCGAGGAGCAACAGCAGCAGTACCACGCGGCGATGCTGGAGGATACCAAGGCTTGGCTGGAGGCCAATCGCTCTATTTGGCAAGATTACGTTGCCAATCTGCCCACACCGTCCAGCGGCTATGGTAGCGATTCGGGTGATGGCATGAGCGCCTGGGACCAGTACACGCAGTACTCCGGCTCCTACCAAAGCGGCGGCTACATCCCCATCACGGGACTGGCCAACGTGCACGCGGGCGAATTCGTGCTCACGCCGTCTACCACGCGCATGGCCGAGGCGGCCGCAGGAGGGTCGCTGACACAGGATAGCCTGCTAGCCTCCATGACGGCGCAGCAGAGTGACGGCGGCCGGCGCGTCAGCATCAACATCCCGATTCAAGCCAGTTTCAGCGGCATGCGCGCGCAGGACATGGAGACCGTGCGCGGGGAACTGCACAGCCTGGAGCGGCGGGTATATCGGAACCTCAGCGAGCAAATGGAGGAAGCATGACCAACCGCGTAGGACCTGACAGCCTAACGATGTACACTGCCGAGGCGCTCTTTGGCCACGAGCCACGCGTGACCTACTCGCCGGGGATCACGCGCGAGAAACTGGACGGCCAGACGGATTACGTGGGACACGTGCGCGTGACCTGGACGTTTGCCTTCCTGACGGTATCGCAATGGGACACGGCGCGCAGTACGCTTTTCACGCCGGATACCAATGATTACAGCGGAGAGTGCTATATCGAGACGCGCGACGACGATGATAACGATATTGAAAGTGACGCGCTTGCCATTTTTCCCACGCCGGAGCAACTGGACCGCTGGGGCGGTGGGTATCGGGACGTAAGTATTACCTTTGTCCTTACGGACACCGGCGCGGCGATCCCACCCGGTGGGGGTGGTGGGGACTATGTGACCGAGACGGAACTGACGGCGGCGATTGCGACGCACGCGGGGGAGGCGAGCGCGCATCACGATCCGGTGACGCTGTCGAGCGATGCAGATAATAATCTGCTTTCCCTGGGCACACAAGAGGTCGGCTTGGACGCACAAAATGCCAATAAGGTTTTGGCCGGGCCAACGACGGGTGGGGATACTGTACCGTCTTTTCGCGCACTGGTTGCCGCGGATCTCCCCGGCGCTATGGAGAGTGCCCGGGGTGCGTTAGAGATCGCGACGACGGCGGAAGCGCAGGCCGGGAGCCTTGATAACAAAATTATTACGCCTGCGAAACTACAGGACGTGACGGCGACCACGGCGCGGGCTGGCGTTGCTGAACTGTCAACTGAGGCCGAGATGGATACCGGCACGGATACAGAGCGGATTATCACGCCGGCTTTGCTAAGGACGCGAGAACTGGACATCGCGGAACTGCTATTCACCGAGGATGATGGGCTGCTGCTACTCGGTCCCGGCAGTCCGATGACGCCGGATGCATGGGTCTCGCTGCGGGGGCAAGCGGCAGAAGTTAGCGGCGCATTCAACTTTAGAACGCCTGGGAAATGGGCTGGTACACGCGCTATTACTATAGAGCGCGCCGCTGTAAATTTATGCACAAATCCGTCATTTGAGAGTTCTGTAACTACGAACTGGTCTGCATATAGCACCGGGACAGCCGGTGGGACGCGCACACAGTCAAATACACGCGCTTACAGTGGTGAATACGCGCTTATATTAACTAAGAACGCCGGAGCAGAGAACGACCGATGGGGACAATATAACGTTCTCGGTAATTCCACTAGCGGAGAATCATACTCGGCGTCCTGTTGGGTGTGGTTAGAGGAGGGCGCTACGGCGCGCCTGTATTTACAGAAAAGTTCAGGGACTGGCGCATTCCAAGCTGTTTCGCAGACCACGACGGAGTATGGCAGGTGGGTGCGTTTGGAAACCGATGCACTGGTGGCTAACGCAACCGGCGACGCTATGCTGGTCTACGTTTACATTTACGGCAATCCCACTACATCCGTTTATGTGGACGCCGTGCAAGTTGAGCAAACATCGTACATAACTTCCTATCTCGACGGCTCTCTAGGGCCGGGTTATGCATGGGATAGCACACCGCATGCTAGCTCTAGTACCCGCACCGTAACGGTGTTATACCTCAATGATTATACCGATTTAGTTAGTGAGAACCAAACTATGTCTTTCTCTTTTTGGCTGCGCATGCCTTATGATTACAATGCAACGTGGCCCAATTCATCTGTGGCTAACTACATAATGTACCTGGACAACGACGGTAGCAATTATGCGTATGTGTCCTACAATTCTTCGACCCATGCGTTTAGGACTTACTGTGTCAATGCTGGCAGTAGTGGCTCTGTGGAATCGTCGGCGCAAACGTTTGGATCCGGCGATTGGGTCCATCTAGTGGTAACGATTGACAATGGCTCTTGGGCACTATATGTAAACGGATCGGATGAAGGAAGCTCTTCTGTGGAGGACCTCCCCGCCATCAACTCTATTTACATCGGCGGCGGAACTGGTGGCAATTTCACCATTTCCGAGGTGGCTATTTTTGATCGTGCCTTGACCGCGTCAGAGGTTGCGAAGCTCTATGCTTTCGGACAGCCGCTCACAGACGTAGGCGCTATTATGTCTCCCGCAGATAATCTCGGTCCCCTCGCCGGGGCATGGCCTATCTTGTTTGGCTCACAGACACACACGGGAGATACCTCATATTCCGAGGCGGGGAGCAATCAGGAAAGCCGCTTTGGATGGGGAACGTGGGTGTCCGGCTCGCTGCAATTCGAGGCGGTGATTAAAATAAGTGATAGCGGAGACACCGGATATGCCATGCTGCAATGGAACGATTCCGGCACGTGGCGCGACGTGGAGGGAAGTGAGGTTTCCATCACCGGTAGTACCAGTGCGGACCTGGTACGTTCCGGTGTGATCTATCTCTCGCCGGATGAGCGGGAGTATCGAGTTGTGATAAAAACTTCTGATTCAAGTCAAACGATCACTATTTATAAGGCGGCATTGATATGCACGCCGGGAGGATTGAGTGCGATATGAGCATACGATTGAGCAAGTCTGACTTTGTCCCCCGCCTTCAGGATGGGGGGATGGATACAACGATTTTGACGGCGTTTGCCAGCAGCATTACGCTGGAGGCGCTGACGGCGGCGATCAATGCCGCGACGGACTGGACGTTATCCGAGGCCGACGTGATGTATTATCTAGGAGAGCGCGGGGGTTTGGAGCTGACCGTCACGGGGGGCTCGTTGCCCGCCGCGACCGAACGCCCCGCTGCGCCAACCGGCTTAGGCTCTGACGGGAACGGTGTATGGTTCAGCACACCGGACGCCGAAACCAAGATCGTGCGCTGGTACGTCAATGGCAACTTAGAGATTGAGCGCGAGCAGGATCTCGCCACGAATCGCTCCGCAACGCTGGCGGAGCTAGGGGCGCAATCCGGCGACGTCGTCCAGGTGTGCCTCGTCGAAAATGACGTCGTGGGGTGGTGGGGGCGGATTACAGTCTAAGGCGCAGTCCAGGAGGTGGCTATGGATACCGTATGTATCACGCTGAAGTCGTTCCGCGAGAACGCCGAGCGCATCGCGGGGGAAGGGGCGGAGGTGACGACGGGCGCGCCGTATTTTACGGGCACGCCGGATCTGCTGTTGGTGTTCGCGCATCCCAACGCGGCGGGGAACGGGTGGATGAACGACGAGCATCAGTTGATCGCGACGGCGGACGATGTGCGCCGCTGGCCCCTGCGGGGGACGGTGGTCTTTCTGGGCGTCTGCTATGGCCTGGAGAATCAGGCTATGCGGGATGCGCTGTTCGAGGCCGGGGCGGCGGCGGTGCTGGCCGGGCCGGGGGATAATTACGGCGGTTCGGCAGGCGTGTTGGCCGGGGCGGACGTGTTGGCCATGGCCTTTCGCGGGGCGTTGGAGGCGGGCGCGCCGGTGCGGGTGGCGTGGCATATCGCGCGGCTGTATGCGCGGCTGGCGGTGCAGCAGGGTATCCCCGGCGCGGAGGATGCGCAGGCGTTTGAGCTGTTGGAGGCGCCCGACCGCCAGCCGGGGCGGACGTGGCCAGGGTGGCTCGGTGGGCTGGTGACGCTGGCCACGCTGTTGATCGCGCTGCTCCTGGGCGACGGGGGCGGTCGCGAGCCGGGATTGCTGACGCTGTTCTCGTCGATCATCGGGCCGCCGGCGGGGGTGACGGAGTGGTACAAAAACGCCTACGTCGATGGCGTGGGGCAGGATATCTACAGTACGATATCATTAGTGGATGGGGACACGATCAGCGTCACCGACTGGATCACGGCAACCTCAGCGTTCACGCTGACGGAGGCTTGGTCCACCACGGCGATCTCGTTGACGGACTGGATCACGGCCAGCGGGGGGACCGTCACGACGGGCAGCGGTGTGCTGACGTGGACGGTCAGTTCCCCGATCTCGACGACGGCCTACGGGCTGACCAAGACCTGGAGCACGGTCGCGGGGACCTGGACGGCGTCCACGTTGGTGGAGACCTTGCAGACGGCGAGCGAAAGCAAGACGGTCACGCTCACGTTGGGGCACACGGCCTCCACGGCGACGCCCACGCCCTATCCGACCTACAGCACGGCCATGCCGACGATTGAGCCGACGGTGACGGCCTCGCCCACGCCGGTACCGACGTTCACGCCGTATTACACGCCCGAAGGATGGCGGCAGCAGCGGGCGGCGATGACGTCCACGGCGACGCCCACGCCGTGTATCTTCGGCTGTGAGCCGGTCAGCGGGACGGTGGTGCTCACGGATACTATCCCGGTGTATCTGACCTATTTGCCGGTCGTGGCTAAAAACTACCGGGCCGTCAGTTGGGCTACGTCGTTGTATGTTAATGGCGTACTGACGGCGACGGGGCAGTATTCGTACACCGTCGCGACCGGGGATTCCCTGATCGTGGTGGATACGCTGCTGACCGGGCGCGGCTATACGTTCACGCTGGTCAGCAATGCCAGCGCGGGGCTGAGCCTGACAGATACGCTGACCAACACGGCGGGGGCGACGCTCACAACGGGCGCGCGGTCGTACACGTGGAGCGTCACGGGCTACGGTGGAGGGACCATCGCCGGGACGTATAGCGTGGGGGCGGGGGGGACGGAATACATTACGCGCGTACTCAGTTTGTACGGGGATGCCATGACCACTTATACGAAGACCCTGCGGTTGTATCGGTAATTAGGCTTATCGGAAAACGCCCGTTAATGGTGATTAACGGGCGTTTTTGTTGTGATTACGCGCGTTTTCGGCGGGTTGGGACGGGATTAGGGGCATGAAAAACGTCTGTTAATATGTATGAGCACGATATAGAAATTTGTACTCAAGTACAATCTTTCCCGGAAAGCAAAATTCCCTCTTGACAGTCATAGAATTCTATGTATAATATAGATAGTTGGTTACATAGAATTCTATACCAGAAAGGGAAAAATGATGAGGACAGCGAAGGAAAATTACGAGATCAGGAATAATATAGGTCAAGCAGGTGAAATGGAAGAGGAAGAAAAGTGGGAGATGGCGGAGAGCTTGTTCGCCAATCCCGAAGCTGTCCCTGAAATCATCGGGCGTGAGGAACGTGAGGAAGAGGAAACTGAGGAATTCACCCACGTGACCAGCGAAGAGGCTGCCGAGGCCATCTTGGACTCGGGCTTCAGCCTGGACACCACCGACAGCCAAGGCGGAAGCCAGCTTGGAGTCGGGATCTACTTAAGCCAGGCGCCCGACTACTGGGCCGGGCTACTGAACCTGCACAGCTACTTAAGAGTCACGGTGCGGATGGATCGCATCGTGACAGACGTAAACGAAGTCGAGGGATTTGGCGCTTGGTTGGAAGCCGAGGGCTGGATGAAGGATGGAGGTCCCACGGAAAAGGCAAATGAATTCATAGCCAAGTTCCAGTTGCCTGAAGAGGCAGTGGGTAGGCTTCAGGTAGAGTGGCTGGCAGAGATTGGATACGATGGATTGTGGGATCGCGAGTTTAATAATCTCGTGATCTGGAATCTGGATGCGATCAAAAGTGTGCGTAGATAGTAGAAAGGAGTTAGAGAGATGGATCAGAGAGCAGAGTGGTTAGCGTATCAAGTCGGTAAAATTGGGGTAGGGGATTTAGTTTATCCTGAGAATCAGGCCAAGGCTAAAGCTAAGATGGAAGCCAAAGCGGTCAGTGATCGCGAGCGTGATATTTTCTTGTTGGGGTATCACGCAGCGTTGCTTGAGTGGGCAGAGCTCCCCCTCGCACGGGGGGACGATGATATTCTCACGCGCGAGCGGGTGGAGAGTATTATCCAGGAGATTATGGAGCGTAATGATCTCTTGTCACTGAGCCCAGGCGTCAAGAAGATCGCCGGGCCATTTGATACCCGTGCTCAAGCTGATGCTTGGTATTGGAGCAATGAGGAGAATTATGAGCCATATCTTCGTATAGTGCATGGCTTCGATGGTAAGTATTATGTCGCCGATCCTCAAGAGGCTGATGCTAAGCGTGAGCATTTGTTTGTTTAGAAATTGTGCCGGGCGCGCTGGTGCACGCGCCCGGCTTACCAGAAAGGAGTAAGATGTATATCAAGCATGCGGAAGCATATAGAAAGCATTGTGAGGGGCAAGCGGTTTATTTGTGTCCCGAAGGTTTCTGGGTAGAGGAAGAGGGAGATCCGGTTCCCGAAGATGCCCATGAGGTCGTCTTCGAGCTCACGTTGAGCGAGGCCGCCGATCTATATCCGGTGGCCTACTCGACACTGGCCCAGTACGCCCGTGAGGGCAAGCTGGAAGCCCGTCGCTCCGGGGCGACGTGGCTGACAACGCGCTGGGGGGTGGAGAAGGCGATCAATCCCCCGGAGGTGGATCTGCGGGCGTTTCTCGCGGAAGTTTTGGGGAAGGCGCGGGAGAATTATGAGGCAGCAGCGCAGGATGAGGAGTATCGCCCCGCCGATGCGTCGCGGGATGCGCTTGAGGCTATGCCGGAATCCCCGCTCGCGATTAAGGCGTTGGGTGGGGAGGAGAAGATCGTGCAGCGCGTGGAGCACGCGCTGGCCGGGGGACTGGCCACGCTGGAGCGGCTGTACGATGATGCGCAATGGCGCGCGGCGATCCGTGAGGCGGCCGGCACGGAGCGCCAACGCGAGGTCGTGGCGCAGCACGTCAACGCGCTCGTATTCTACTGGGATACGGGCGGGGAGGAGACGTTTGGACTGCGCTGCGACGTTTGCAGCGCGGCGGACGTGGTAAGCGTTTCCTCCACTGGTGAAGTGTTGTGCGAGGAGCATTTGATTAAAGCGTAGTAGTTGTCATTAGAGCCCGCTCGATTTGGAGCGGGCTTTTGCTTTTAAGGGCTATCCTTCTTTAAAGATATATATTTCTTTAGCTATAATTTCTTTCTTTTCTTTTTCTTACCCCCCGCTATAGGTTAACCCGTCACCCTAATTAAGTTAACTTTTCACCCTAATTATCGTGAAGACTTCGTAATCTTTCACACCTAACGGCGTGCAATTTCGCAACTTTTCACTGCGTGGGGGAGACATAAAAGAAGGGCTAGCGGTTAAGCTAGCCCTTGTGTGTGTGGGTGAATAGGTTAACTTTTCACCCTAATTAAGGTGAAATTTCACCCTATCCGCCATTGGGTAGGGTCCAGGCCCATCTCGGCCACGAAGGCGTCGTGCTCTTCCTGGACCTCGGCGGGGAGGGTGGTGAGTTGCGCCGGGGTGAGCCAACCGAGGTTGGTTACGACGCTGACTTCGTAGACCTTGCGGCTGCGGGTGCCCTCGATATTGACGTGGGCGATTCCGGCATCCACCAGGCGTTCCAGCAGACCCTTGCGGCGGCGGAAGTATTCAGGCTCCGGTTCCTCGCCCTCGGCGTGGAAGGTATCCTTGGGAGTGCGTAAGACTGCGCCATCGTCCTCGGCCTCACAGCGTCGCCATGTGCCGCTGATCGTCTGACGGCAGCAGCCGAGCTCCTGGGCCAGGGTGGGCGCGGAAAAACGGCGGGGAGGGGTCCATTCCGACTTCTTCCGGCGCTTGTCGGTGCGGAAGATTATTTCCCATAAGCGGAAGACGCGCGCGCCTAAGTATGGCCCCCAAAACTTGCTGGCATACTGGCTGATGCGATACCAGCCCCGGTCCAAGACTTTCTTTTCGGGCGGTTGCCAGCCGGTGGGGGAGGGGGGTGGAAGGGGGGCACCTTGGAGCTCGGCCAGCTTTTGTTGGATGAGGAGTTTGGCTTCGCGATCCCCGACCTGGTCCAGGAGATCGTAGAGAGTCTGGGTTAGTTGTTGAGGTTCTGGTGGCGGTGGTGGGTCTGAAGTTTCGCGGGGCGATTCAAGCGTCTCCTGCTCGGCGGCGACGTAGACGGCCTGCGTACCGTTGCCCGTGAGGCGTTGCAAGGTGCGCTCGATGGGATTCTTGAGGCGATGCTCTAGCCACTCCACGGCATACTCGTTCTTGACCTCGACGATGAGGTTGCCGTCTTCGTCCACGCCCGTGCAATGTGTATCGCGCAGCCACGTATCGAAGGTGGCGCGCGTCATCTGGAGCTCAAGATCGCCGAGGGCAGATTGCCAGAGGGCGGTTGGATCTGTGATACTCATGCGGTTTCCTCTGGCACCGGTAGCCAGATCTCGCACAACAGCGGCACGCTGTTGTGCTTGACCACGATCCCGTCGGGGACCAAGTCCTCCGCCTCGGCCTCCCACTTGGGGTGGACGCGGAGGTGGTCGGGGTGGGTGCCGAAGCGCTCCTTATACGCCTCTAGCGCTGCGGGCATTAGCTTTTCTATGTCTGTTGATCCTCGGTAATTCAGGTATGTGCTCATCGAATTCCTCTCTATCCTACCTAAAACATTTCGTCTAGCAAAGCCCCGGCTTGGGGATCGACATCCTGCAAGATGGGGGCTGCGGTTTCCGTTGTGCTGATCGTGGCCCGCGCAAGTTCCTCACGTATGATGCGGCGCACAGTTTCGGCGTCGAGTTGGCGGGTGGAATGGATATACTCGCGAAGGGCCGCGCGCACCGTGGCGCTATTGTTCGGCTGTTCGTCGAGATAGGCCAGTAGATCAGCGTCCTGTATATTGTCGAATGTAATCGTTCGTCTAATTGCTGTCATGGTGTCACCATGGCGTCATGCTCCTTCATGCTCATAGCGTCATTATGGCGCTATGAATTTACGGATAGCGTAACGATGGAATCCCTGGGCATTCGCCATCTGGGGATCGTCGACCAGGTGGGCGTGGGAGTAGATTTGCTGCACGTAGGGGAAGAGGGCTTGTCCGCCGCCGCCGGTGACCAGGATAGCGGCCAGACCATCCCCGTATCCCCACTGTGTTTTGGCCTCGCTCAAAATCGCCGTGGCGATGGAGCTGAGGGCGCTGCCAATCAAGTCCGCGATGCTATGCATTTTACCCTTCCCGCGTATCTGCTGCTGTTCGTTGATTACAAGGTCCTCGGCCTCTCTGAAAGAAAGCTCGCGTTCGCAGCGGGCGTACACGGTCTCCTGTAGCTGCTCATAGACGCGGCCCATCCCCACTTTGATGCTGTGGGATCCGTCCTCGGCATAGCGTGGGCCGGGGGCGATATGGATATAGTTGGTGGTGAAGGTACCGATATCTAAGATCCCCACGTCGGCATTGCGTAAGCCTTCGGCATCGACGAATACACCGTTCTCATTGACAATCGTTTTATAGTACGTGCCGAATGCCTCCGGGACAACGACCACCTTGGGGATGTAGAGGGAATGGCGCACGCCTTCGACCGCAAAGCCATGCGTCCCCATCAGCATGGCGGCCAGCTCGTCTTTATCCTGCTCATACCAGCGGACGGGCAGGCCCGTGACGAGATTCACTTCGCCAGATTTGATCCCCAATTTGTACAGCGCAGCCAGCGTTAAGACCCGCTGCATGGTCTTGTCACGGGCTCGTGCCCGTGGTTCGATCTCGATGGAGGAATGCAAGCGGGCCATGCTCCCCACGAACCACTCTTGACCATGATATCCTATTTTTACACCGCCATTTCCACCGATCATCATGTCCTCAGTGGGCTTGAATTTGAGGTCGGTCGCCGGGGCGATCACGCTCTCAAAGCATACGCTCGCGGCCCCTGAGATTGCTTTCGTCCATCCATATCCTGTGTTTATTCCTGCTATGTTTTTCATGTTTTCCTTTCTCCTTTCTGGTGATGGTGATTATTTTAGATGTAGAAGGCCCCGTAGAAGGCCCCCTAGTATTTCGTACTTATCGGGCTTGGCCGCCGGGATCATCGCCACCAGCAGCCACGGCCCGAACAACGCCAGCCATACAAGGTACTCTCCCAGATTAACCACTTCTATCCTCCCCTAATCTATAGTGTGCTTTGCGTGTTTGGTACCCCGTCTCACTCACACTGCATACACACACACGGGTATCACACACGCAAACGTGTAACATCTATCTTATCCTCAACGGCTGCGCGCAGAAGCGCATACCCTGGACCGGTCCAGCGGGTCCCTACCCGTGGGTCATCCCCAGCCCATTCGAGGAATTTGTGACGCATCAAGGCGTCGCGAAATCCCTCGAATTCGCTGCGACTTAATACGGGCAACAGCTCACGCAGTGAGAAGCCGCGCCCTTCTTTTTCCAGGTAGTAGGCACGCTTGAGCGCATCGTGGAGTTTGTGCGGGGGGGCCTGGACGGTGCGCCCATCGGACGTATACAGATAGACGGTCCGGCGAATTGGCTTGACCGTATTCTCGTTAATCTCCACAGCGAGAGGTGGGTATGCCTTATCGTTACGCGCTTTGCGCACTTCTGCTTCCAACTCATCCATGCGCTGCTTATCGACGATGGACATGAAGACGCCCCCGCCGAAGAATCCGATTACTGCACTTAGCATACATATTCCACTCCAAATAAAGAAGTTGTCCATTCCGACCCCCTTTGTTATAATCTCTGTGGGGCGGAAGGTTGACCCCGCCGTCCCAGGGGCGCGTGGTTGAGACGCGCCCCGTTTTCTTTACCTCCGTTGTGCCGGTTCGCCGAGCATGGCTGTGTATAGCCATAGCTCTAACAACTGAGACGAGGCCGGCGAGATCAGACCGTCGAATGCCTCTAAGACCTCGGATAAACATTTATCGGTCCTTTGATGTTGGTGCTTTCTTTCGCGTGCCGGACTGTTTAGCAACTCCAATAGTTGATAGTAGAATGCACGTAGCTTATTCCAAGCCTCAGTGTGCTCTATCTCAACCAAGGGAATCGGTAAGAATGGGTCAGGGTTTTCATGAGGGAGCACGCGCACGACGGCCAGCTCCTCATAAACCCCGACCATCTGGATGTTGTCTACCGGCCCACATACCGCGCCGACACGGGCCGCGATATCTAAGCTGAGGACGGTTGAAGCTGTCTTGACCGCTCGCGGTTCAGTTTTTGTTATGGTTTGTATGTTCATAGTTTCTCCTTATTAACGGACGTTTTTTAAGTTCGTTATTTATGTCACTAAGTCGCTACTTGCTACATTTTACGGTTAGAAATGACTGTTAAATCTTCTTAGCGGTCATTTTTTTAGTAGCTTTCGCACCTTGGCTCGCCGTTTAGCTCGTCGCCGTCGCTTTCTTCCAGACGCGGCCTTACCGCTAGCTTTAGCGGCTGCTTTTACTATAGCCTTAATCGCTTCTAGTTGTTCGTTTGCCATATTAAACCTCCTATATTTTGAAATATCTATTTTGCTTCTTGTATGACGACACCCGGTCCCCCGAAATGATAGAAGTACTGGGGGGAGTTGCGCTTTCGCCAGTTGCGCAGGATGTCGTTGGCTATATGCCGTATAGTTTCGTAGCATCGGATCCGCGCTATGGTGCGGCAGTCTATATCGCGCCATGGCCTGTCGTTATGGCAGGATAATAGCGCGTTATAGCAGAGATCCATATACATTTCTCCGTTCAGGAGTAGGCCGGCTGCTTGGGCTGCCTTGAACATCTCGTCGTGAAGGTGGGCGTCGAGTTCATCGTAGCAGTCCGTAATCTGATTCCGTCGTCGGCTGTATTGATCATGGCAGCGCTTTATTTCCCGGCGAGTCGCGCTCGCTGGCCAGGTGAAATCCTGCCGCGTGAGTGCTGATAGCGGTTTAAGGAGTTCGATGAGCGGCTGTCTAGTCTGCATCCTGCACCTCCGTCAGCGCCTTGATCAACGCGGGGAGCTCCGCTTGGCGAATGCCGACACGCTCCGCGCGCTCCATGCCCTCCTCGAAGATCCAGATCTCGACGAAGTTATCCTCGTCGCGGTAGATCTTCAGCGAGATGCACTCGCTGACTTTTTGTTGTTCTATAGTCATAGATCCTCCTTTAATTCAAAACCAATTTGGCAAATGGGACTTGAACCCATAGTGCGCCACTTCGACTCCATATTTAGTGATGCTATCACTAGTCGTCCGTTCCACGGCCCAGGCAGGCGCTTCTCATCCGTAGCCCCCAACAGGCAATTGCCAATCATCGTTCCTTCTCCCAAGGTCTGGCCCAGTCGGCGGGCCAGTTGCGCACTTGCCAGCTCCGCACCTGCGTAAGCGGAAAGGGGAGCGAGCACCAGATCTCTTCCCTTCCGCTCATAGGATTGAGGAGCGGGGCGGGCTTATTATCGTTTAATTCGCGTCGCCAGCGGCCTTCATTGACGATGAGATCCATGAGCTGTATCAGGCCGGCATCACGGCCCAGCTCGTTGAAGTGCTCCGCGAGATAATCCGTCAGGGCGCTAAAGTTGCGTTTCCAGGCGGGTGACTCGTTGCCAATGGTGCGTTGATAAGGCAGCCAGCCCAGCGGAGCCCAGACCGCGTGACGGGCAAACTTGCTCTTCCACAAGATCGGCATCCAGTTATAGAACTCGGTGCGTGTGAAGAGATCGACGTGGATGTCGTATTGACTACTGGGGAGTTGGGGTAGCGCAGATTCGGCGAAGGAGAACAGCTCGCAGCGTGTGAGCAAGGTTCCGCCCTGACTGACCAGCAGGCCCATTGCGGGCGCCCGGGGTTCATCGCTTTGAATGACAGGCTCACGGGCGAAGACGCAAGGCGTGCCCCATTCCTCGATATAGTGGCGGCACTTCTCGCACGTGTGCGCCTGGAAGTGCTGGCGCGTCTCGGCGTCCATTTGATAGAGCTGGAACTTGTAGAACGCGGCCAACTTCTCGCGTATTCGATGTAATCTCGTTGTTTTGTGGGACTCATTATCACTATTATGATATGGATGGGCCTTGCAGGCTGCGTCATAAAGCTTGAGATAGTCCGGGATATTATCGACATAGTAGAATCCATTTCTACGAATTCTTTTTATGTCGATACCAAGCCGGAGAGCCTGTGACCGCATCTGATAATCCGCGTGCGGCATTACAGGATCCTGCGATCCAATATAATTCCGGCAGATGGGAATGGCGATCCGTTCTGGGAGTGATATGTGAGGACGCGGGCAGTGGGAGCTTACCAATGGATGGCGCTCGCGTTCGACGTTGCTGAAAATGCAATCGTGACACGTAAGCCCTTCGGCTTCCACGTAGTGATTCCACGATGGAACACGTCCCTTGGCTTTCAGTGCTTTAACGACCTCTGTTACACTATCATAACGAATGATATCCTTAACATGAGCATATAAGCAGGAGATCTGGAGTAATGGCTCCACGTCCGGCTCGCGTGAGCTGGCGTGCCAGAGTTTTAGCGCCCACTGGATCCAGCGCAAGCTATTGCGCTCGCGTGGCGTGTACTCCTGCGCGGGGTTGATGGCCCAGCGGTTCACATCCGTGAAGCGGGCCACGGCTTTGGTCAACGCCTCGATGTCGCGTGTCGTGGCCCCGTCCACGTCCACCTTGCGGATCACGGCCTCCGTCATGCCCTTCTGGAGTTTCTCGGGCACGGAGGCCAGTGCACGCGCGTGGGCCAGACCCAATACGCGCGTATTCAGCGCCTCGTGGGCCTGCTCATTGAGCTGAAGCAAGCTCAGACGCTGCGCGATGTAACCCTGGGATTTATTGACGTACTGCGCCAGCTCGCGTTGGGACCAGCCATAAGCGTCAATGAGGCCCTGATAGCCGTGGGCCTCTTCCAGGGGGTTGAGGTTGGCACGGTCCAAGTTCTCGACGATGGCGAGGACGTGCAGATCCTCCATGGCCATCCCGCGCTTGATGATCGCGGGGACCATGACCTGCGCATCTTTGAGCGTGGCGATCTCCTGGGCGTTGAGGCCCTGCAGGCCCACGTGGGCCAGGCGACGCACGTATTGCTCCGGGCCATGATTGTCGTAGCGCTCGCCCAGGGCCAGGCCCAGCAGGGCGCGGGTGCGACGCTCCCCGGCGACCAGCTCGTAGACGGTATAGCCGTCCGCGTCCGGCTCGTCAAAGACGGTCACGGGGTTGATGAGTCCGTGGTCGTCAATGGACTGCGCCAGCTCCCAGAGCGCGTCCTCGTCGAACGCGCGTCGGGGTTGCCAACGCGAGGGCTTGATCAGCCAAGCGGGGACTTGTTCGATCTCTGTCATAATGCTCCTAATTCCTTTCTGATGATGAGTGAAGCCCCCTCTTGCCCGGCGGATGGTGGGCCGCCGGGCTTTGTAAGGAGGGTCCCCGGTATCACGTAAGCCGGGGAGCTAGAGGGCGTATGATAAGGCCATACGCCCTCTAGCTCCCATTCCTGCGTGAGCTGCGGGATCGTCACTTGGCGACGACTCCGTAGCGCGTCTGCGGCGTGATGCGACCGGTTTGCACGTCGTACCATGCGCGCAGGTGGCCCAGGAGATCGCCGGTGATTAAGCTGTCCAATATGACTCTGAGTAATTCTAACATTGTGCCCCTCCCAGATATTTATTGATAGCGCTTTGCCTAAGATCGTAGAAATCTAAGGCCCATTCGCGCCTGATTGGATTCATCCGACGCTGAATTTCAGCATAAACGCAAGGGTCAATAAAACCACCTTCGTATAAGTTCTGTAGTAATTCGGCGTCACTCATTTTTCTGACGCGCGCTTCCTCGCCCGGAGGCGCTGTTATCGGACCGATTGGTGTTTGCAGGGTCAACATGATTCTTCCTCCAATACTTGGCGTGCTGCATCGAGAAGGACACGCAATACGCGGACGTTGACTAGGGCCAGCATCCCCGGATATTGCTCATAGTCCGGCGGGGTCAGGTGGACCGGAATATCCTTTTCGACGATGCGCGCGGCGCAATGCTCAAAGTGCGCCAAGTGCTCCGGCGTCAACTCGAACGGGTTTTGGTCAACGTACTGGCGTCGCTGTCGGCGGGATGCCACCCCCGTTTTCTGTCCGATGAGACGATATGACGATGATCCTTTCATCGTGTTTGCCTCCTTAGCCCCTTGAGGAAGCGGGCTTTTAAGCTTTTGCGGGTCATTTGATTGTAGGCGCTGAGGACGTTCAGCGCTCTAATGAGCTGCGCTTGGAGCGCGATGACGTAGGCCAAGATGCCCAGGGCTTCCTCGCGGGTGAGGCTGTCGCGCTCACCGTCGAGGAGCGCGTCAAAGAGGGCGTCGATTTCGTTTTTGGCTAGCATCAGTCGCTCCAATTGGTCTTTTCGACGGCGGCTTGTAAGTCCGCCTCGCTGGGCATCGTATACAAGCGTGTGGTGTCCAGATTCTCATGGCCCATCAGTGCGGCCACGCGCTCCAGGCCCACGCCCGCGTCCACGAGATTCTTGCCGAAGCAATGGCGCAGGGTGTGCGGATGGATGTCCTCCATCCCGCCGCGATCCGCCAGAACGTAGATGCGCCCGGCGCAGGCGCGCTTGCTTAAGCGCCCGCCCTTCTGCGAGATGAAGAGGGCCGTCTCGTCGTCCGCTGCGACGTGACCGCGCACTTCAAGCCACGCGCTGAGGGCTTTGCGCGTGTCCTTGTTCAGGGGGACGGTGCGCGTTTTGTTGCCCTTGCCCTGCCGCACGATTAGCTTGCCGCTGCGGGGGTTGATCTCGATGTCTCCCACGTCCAAGGCTGCGGCTTCGCTGATGCGCAAGCCCGCGCCGAAAAGGACGTAGAAGATGGCCTTATCCCGCTTGGGCCAGAGGTTGCTAGGCGCGGCCTCATCCCCGGCAGCACGCAGCTCGCCAAGCTGGACGTTCTCATCAATAGCGCGCAGGAGCTTGTATTGCTCCGGGCGCTCAAGCCACTTGAGGGGCTTGTCCTGGATCTTGAGGCCGCCGATGCCGTCCGTGGGGTCGTGCTGGGCATGGCCCGTGGTCTGTGCCCAGGCGGCGAAGGCGGAGAACCCGCTCAAGTAGTTGTTGACGCTGGCAGCGGCAAGGCGTTTCGCCAGATCGTCGCGCCACATCCGCACATCGAAGGACGTGACGTTGACCGGCTGAAAGCCTTTCCCATTATTCAGTTCAAACCATTCCACGAAATTGCTTGCTCCTATGACGTAAGCCCGAACCGTCGCTGAGGAGATATCTCTTCCTCGCAAATGCGCCTCGAACTCCGCCATGTAGTCGACCGTCTCGGCGACCGGCAGGTCGAGGATCGAGGGCGCTTTTTCCTCGATTGACAATTCGCACGTTTGTTCTATAATCTCTGTTGAGTGTCTCTTTCCCATCGGATACTCCTTTTTCCGTGATGGCCCTGCCCCAAGCAGGGCCATTTTTTATAGGCTGGGTTTCTGTTGATTAAGCCAGCGTATAATAATGGATGAGTTCGCGTCCACATCTTGACGATAGCGTGCTTGCGCCGCTACGTTCAATGCTAGCTTATCAAGGTTGCCCATAGCGTGGATCGCCAATGAAACCATGTCCATGGCCCAGGTATTTATGCTTGCCATTTTCTCAACGTGAGCCACATGACCAGGTTCATATTCCACGGCGGCCACAAATGACATATCGTTATCGGCGCAGCGTTGCGCTAGTTCTCTCAATTTCGGTGCGACTTCGTTATCGTAAAAGTCCTCTTTTGTTTGCATGTTCTCCTCTCTTTAAGCGGTGCTTCCCTTCCGATAATGCACCTTATCGGAATGGCCGTTATTTTTCTCCAAGGCGGCCCGCACGGGACCGCCCAAATGCTTCGCGGGATTGTTGCGTTCTAGATCGCGCACGCGGGCGTAGATCTCGGTGGTCTGGATGCTGGCGTGGCCTAGCATCTCCTTGATGTAGCGCATCTCTTCATGGTCCATAGCGTGGGTGGCGAAGGAGTGGCGCAGGCTGTGGCATGAGACCCCCGGCCGCTTGAGCCCCGCGAGCTCTAGGTAGTGGTCAACCGTGAGGCGCACTGCCCGCAGGCTGAGACGCTGCGGTAGGCCCTCACGATTGTGATGCATATTCACGAAGACGGCCTTTGTTTCCGGCCCCATGAGCATACGATACTTGAGCCACAGCTTCATGATGCTGTGGAGCTCCTCATTCATGGGGACCGCGCGCATCTTGCGACCTTTGCCCACGATGGTAAGCCGCTTGTTCTCCAGGTCCACGTCGCCAACGTTCATACCTGCGACCTCCATCGTGCGCAGCCCGCCCAGGTACATGCAGGCCAGCATGGCGAGGTCACGGACGCCTTTGGGTGTGTGGGGATTGGGCAGCTCGAAGAGGCGGGTGATGTCGCGCTCCGACAAGTACTTGATCTTAGCGGCGCGATCTTTCTTGTCCTCTGGGGCTTCGAGATCGTGGGCGGGGTTGCGGTCGAGGAGATCGCGGGCGGTGAGCATGTCGTAGTAGGTGCGCAGGCTGGCGATCTTGCGGGCGACGGTACTGGCGGCGTATTCCTCCACCAGCCAGGCGCGATAGTCGGCCAGGTCCTCGGCATCCACGGCGAGGAAGGGGACGCCCTCCTCGTCGAGCCAGGTGAGATGCTGCGCGACGTCCGTGCTGTAGTTGCGCAGGGTGATCGGCGCGGGGTTGCCGCGCGCGACGTGGCCCTTGCACCACTGGCGGAATTCCCCCAGGAGTTTTCCGGAGGTGATGAGTTCAGCCGCTTGCATGGCCGTCCTCGGCTTCCGGCATGCGCCACTGTGTGGCGAGACGACAGATCGCTTGGGAGATCATGGCCTCGTGTTCGCGGTCGATCTCGTGCTCGTGTTTGAGCCCCTTGAGATCCTCGAGACACTGCTTGAATTCCTCTTGGGGCAGCTTGGTGAGCTGCTCGATGATTCTGAGCAATTCGCGCAAGAGCATCTCGTATTCCTCGCGCTTCTTGATGTCCACGACGTGGCCCTCGAAGGCCAGCGTCAGTGCGCCTTTCGGCAGGCCGATGACGCGCTCGGCGAAGGTCCAGGCGTTTTCCCCATCCGCGCTTTGTAGCAGATAGGAGAGGGAATTTTCCTGGAGCATGTGGGCGCGTTGTTCATCGCCATCCCGCGTGAGCAGGAGAGCGAACTCGCGTTCATCCAGCAGCATGCTGTATTTGTCGTGTCCCGCTTCCTCGTGTGTGAGGTGCTGCGCACAGAGCTTCTGCGGGATCACGTGCCGCAGCGATATCTTCACGCCCATCTGCTGCACGTGGTCGTTGTTTCTGGTTTCAAAGACTACGGTTCTGGCTGTCATCTTACTCCTTTCTGTTGTGATACCGCCGCTCGGCTTGTTTCTGGGCCAGTAGCTCGCCCAGGAGTTCCTGCGCGCGGTCGGCTTGATCTACGATCCGGGAGAGTTCTGCTTGTCCCGGATCCACAAGCGCGCTCAACTGTGGCGCGCGCCTGTGGATCTGGCGCAAGCGGATGGCTAAGAAGCCGGTGGCCTTGAGGACGTCGGCCAGGGCCATGCTGGCCGACTCCAAGCGCTTGAGTTCCTCGGATTGGGCCTTGGTGGGTCTAGCCACGGGCCAGCTCCTCGAGGTCATGCACGTCCTCCGTGAGGGCGCGTTTCTCGTGAAGCGTGTCGATGACGTAGGGGATGACAGTGCCGATGCCCGCTGAGCAGGCGCAGGCACAGAGGTAGAGGACGGCGTGCCAGATGTTGACGGTGAGGATGCCTTCCTCGACGCGCAGGAGCGCGCCCAGAGCACAGCCGATAATAATGGTCAGCGTGCCGTGGGTGTAGGCAGGCACGCGCCGGAGTCTCCCGCACGCGTTGGTGATCCCCGGGATGATGGCCCAGGGGAACCAGTGCGCGCCCCAGTTGAGTGAGGCGACGACCAAGAATACTATGCCGTCTGCCCTGTTTAGTTCAATTCCCATCGTAAACCCCCATTTTTCGTTAAGTTCTCGTATAATGAATATAGAACCTTAAAACTTTGTTTGTGGGCGGTCGGGTCTACGTCCGACCGCCCCGGTTGATATGTCCCAAACCTAAACCAACACTTCTGCTACTTCTCCCGCGCCACACGGGGATAGAATCGTTGCAGGCCGTGGCCGCCTATCAAGCTTAAAGCACAGATTTTGTTTACACTCCGCGCCACACGGAGATAGAATCGTTTTAGGCCGTGGCCGCCTCTTCAGATATATCCCTAAGATTATTCGCTTGGGTGCTGAGCGTGTTTGCTCGGTAGCAACTCCTTTCTGGGTTTCTAAGTGTTTCCCTCTCGGTGCCGGGCCGGGTGCCCCAACCCGACCCGACACCTTCACAAAAAGGAGGAAAACAGATGAACAGCCCCGGCGTGAGCGGGGGCGGGCGGCGGCCCACGTCACTTGATGCGGGTGGGTCGCTCCCCGCCACGGCTCACGCTTCCATGTCGGCATCGGCGGCTCCTGCGGGGACGGGGGCGACTTTGTTTTGTTGAAGCACTTCATTTAATTCTTGGGCAATAGCTTCGGCGGTGATTTGCCGAACTGATCTCTCATCACCCGCAAGCACGCGAACGGCGCGCTCTACGGGAGGGTTGATGCGTTCGTAGTAGGCGATGCCGATGTCGATGAGGTTCCGCAGCATGCTGGAGCGGGTGCGCCCCTCTTGCTGTGCCAGATCGTCAATGGTCCGGATCTGCTGCTTATTTGATACGAACGCTATGGTGTATTCACTTGGCATTATTGCCTCCTGTTCTCTTTTGAGATTAATTGTCCTCTTTAGAGAACAGTATACATCAAGCGGTTTTATTTGTCAATACCCAAAAACGCTTTGTATACAAAAAAGGACGGATTTTATGGGACAATGTAATAAATGAGTGACACTTTGTCAACTTGGGTGAACAGTGAATTGGGAAAACGTGGTTGGTCAATCCGTGAATTGGCGCGTCGTGCTGATATATCGCCATCTTATGCATCACGGATTGCCAATGGTGAAGTGACGCCTAGCGCGGATATATGTGTGAGTATTGCTAAGGCATTAAGTATACCACCGGGGATTGTTTTCCAGAAAGCGGGTTACTTACCAAAAACTCCTGCAGGTGAAGATGACGATGAACTGCAGGAGCTTTATATGGCGGCTAAGCTACTGGATCACAAGGGCCGGCGTCAGGTTCGCGAGTACATTGAGTTTTGCTATCAGAAGCAAATAGAACGCGAGCGTACAGCCAACGACGGAAGCCTGCCGGCCACCTCCGACGCATAAGCCACCAGTATCCGGCGCTTAGACAAGGACAACGATCAATGATGTTAAAGATGAAACGACGCATAAACACACCTCCTTGATAGTAAGATTGAGGCATGTTATTAAGAAATATTGTCATGTGTACCCCGAAATAACAAAGGAGATCTATGAAACGCTATCGTTTGCTGGCCCTGCTGTTTATTGCTCTGCTCTGCGCGTGTGGGGGGAAAGACACGCCTGAATCGACCGCGACGTCCAGGCCCACAAACACGCTGGTGGTTAGGCAGGTTTCGCCCACGCCTTCAGCGACGATATTTTTCGCACCCACGGCAACGCCGGTACCAACCGCGACGCCAGTGCCTACAGCGGTGCCGACGGATACACCGATGCCGCCCGACACGCCCACCGCGACGGTGCAGGCCACTGCGACCGAGGAGGCTACAGCCTTGCCAGAGGATTGTTGGGACGCGCAATACGTCGCCGACGTGACGATCCCGGACGGGACGCGCCTGGATCCGGGGGAGGTGTTCGTCAAGACGTGGCGGGTGCGCAATACGGGCGCGTGTGCGTGGGAAGGGGTGACGTTGCAGGCTAAGGGGCTTTCGCCCGTGGACGTGCCAGAGGTGGCGGTGGGTGCGGAGGCGGAGGTCAGTGTACAGTTGCAAGCCCCTGCGGCGGAGGGGGAGTATACCGCCGTGTGGTATTTCGTGGCCCCGGACGGGACCAACTTCGGGCGCTTGACGAGCGTGATCAGGGTAGGGGACCCGGCGACGGCTGTACCACGGGCCACGGCAACGAGCGCCCCGGCAGCACCACCGCCCACGGCGACGAGTGCACCAGTGGCCCCGCAGCCGACGGCGACCACGGCGGCGGTGTGTGAGTGTGGCGGTGATACGTACAACTGTGGGGATTTTTCAAGGCAAGCGCAGGCGCAGGCCTGCTATAACTACTGCGTTTCGATAGGGCGTGGTGATATTCACCGCCTGGATCGGGATAATGATGGGGTGGTGTGCGAGAGTTTGCCTTAGTATGAAGATTATCGGAATGTAGAAAACGCCCCGTTAAGGGGCGTTTTGATGCTGTTAGCGTCTACACGGGGGAAGATCTGGGCAGGTAACACGGCTTGGCGAAAATGGTACCCGTGTGGCGTGGTGCGTGGGCTAGCGGGTAACCGGTTCACATCCGTGAGGTCCAGAGTTCGAGTCTCTGCTCGCCCACTTTTAGCCACACGGAAAGGGCTTTTTAGTAGCCGTGTGGTCCCCACGAAGTAAATGCCCGCCTGGGCAGGCAGCACGGTTCCGGTGATCTTCTCTTAAAAAAAACGCTATGGGGCTTTATCGGAAGTCAATAAGCGTTTTATCGGAAGCATACAAGAAGAGGAGGTTACACGGATGGGAAAATTGATGTTGTTTGATGCGTATAAGTCCTTTATGCACTATAAGGAGGCGGCGGGTCTGAGTAAGTATACGATCCGCAACTACGGGAACACGTTGAAGAAGCTGGCGCTGTTCTTCGACGAGGAGCCTTCGCTTGAGGACGTCGCGTTCGATGACTGGGTGGAGTTTTTCCACTGGCTTCAGGAGGATTACACGCCCGCGATGAACGGGGTAGCCCCTCGAAAGGTGAAGACACTCTCGCCCAAGACGGTGCGGAATATCCACACGAATCTGAGCGCTTTCTATACCTGGGCGCTAGAGTTCGAGCTGGTAGAGGAGCACTTGATCCGCAAGATCGAACAGCCGCGCTATGAGCCCCCCGTGATTGAGCCCTTTACAGAGGAGGATATCGCCGCGATGCTCAAGGCGTGTAATCATACCAGTGCGTATGATACGCGGCCCAATGTGCGCAACTCACGTCCGACGGCGGAGCGGGATCGTCTGATTATCGCGCTGCTGTGGTCCACGGGCCTGCGGGCTTCGGAGCTCTGCGATGTCCGTTTTGGCGATCTCAATATGAGTCGCCGTGCCATCCGCGTGCGCGGGAAGGGCGGGGGCCGGGGGAACAAGGAGCGCATTGTCCACTTCGGCAAGAAGACTGAGAAGCTCCTGTGGAAATGGCTGACTCCGCGCATCTCGGAGCTGGAGGAGGATGATCACATTATCACGGTCAGCGAGGGGACGGTGAATGAAGGCCCTATGCACCGTAACGTCCTCACAAAGTTGATCCGCCGGATCGGGGAGCGTGCGGGGATCAAGGATGCGTATCCGCACCGCTTCCGGCATACATTCGCGATCTGGTACATCCGCAACGGCGGCGATCTGTTCACGTTGCAGGGGTTGCTAGGGCATAGCGACCTGGCCATGGTGCGACGTTACGCGCGGCTCGCGGCGGCGGATTACGCAGCAGCCCACGAGCGTGCAGACCCTTTGGATAATTCCAAGATCAGATTATAGCATCTGAGGAATGATAGAGCCCGGCTTAGACCGGGCTTTTTCTATGTTAAAAACAGCCGTTAATTAGGGTTAACGGTCGTTTTCCCTCTGATTACGCGCGTTTTCACCGCGTTGGGGCGGGGGTAACGCGCTCAAAAAACGTCCGTTAATTCGGTGTGATTGGTGCTTTACTTTTGCAGGGATTGGTGGTATGATGGGGGTATCAAAATAAAAGCGCCCCGGCGCTGCATACACAGCCCGGGGCTTTGGCTCACCAGAAAGGAGTTTTCGATGAGCAACCACATTATACCACAGAATTTATCCAGTGGTAGCCCTGATTTGCAGGCGCTACTGCTACGGTTGACGTTGGCCGAGATCAACGCCTATCCTCTCACGGCACAGGGCGATTGGTTGCTAACTTTGTCTGATATTGAGGGGCTTTCCCTTGAGGATGGATGGGCATTGGTCTACGCGGCGCGGCTGCTGGCGGACAATCCTGATCCTGATTTCTGGCAGCGCAAGTTAGTATAAAGTTGTACCGTGGTACAATCTTTTTCAAATAGTCAAACTCGCCCTTGACAAATAGCGATACCGCTATATAATGATAGCGTAGGGTAGCGATAACGCTATAATATTACTAAAAGGGGAGGATATAGATGCAAGCAAGGCAAGTGCTGAAGAATAAGCATTTTAATCGTCTGGCAGCCATAATCCGCGTTCCGTTTCATTCGTCTGAATGGCGGCAGGAGCACTACAGAGTTGATTTCTGGAGTATGATAGAATCACTTGATGGGGCTATTGAAATTGATAGCCCCGAATATATCCTGGAGACGCTCACCAGCCTGCTGGTGGCGATTACCAAGGCCGACAGCAACCTAAGTTATTCCCCGGAGGACTTCGATTGGATTGTTGAGGTCCTCGAGGATGGGGATCGCGAAATGGTGTTCAGGCTGTTCCAGGCCTGGTATGCCGCAGAGGATAAAGTGGTCACCAGCGAGGAGGCCGCCGAGATCACCGGCGAGGCCGCATCGACATGGCGCAATCGCGCCAACCGGGGTGAGGTCCCCGGCGCGCGGAAGATGGGCAAGACGTGGCTCTTGCCCGTCAGCGCATTACGGATGATGGGGGTAGCCCCCATCGCTCGTGGTACGCGGGGGAAGGATCCAGATGTGGCGCTAGTGTTCGATGAATCCAAGTTTGAGATCGTCAAGGATATGCGCTCTCAAGATCTCGACTGGCTGGCATCCTCGTTACTGGCCCGTCGCAATGAAATCATGGCAGCGCGGTTGGAGAAGCGCGGCCTTCAGACGCGGACCAAGGCGGAGCTCGGCGAGCATACGATTTATTTCCGCTATATCCTGGTCTATGATCCTACTGGGGAATCGCCAGCAGAGTGGGCGACCCTGGAGGAAGCCCGGATATTGTTAGACACGGTTCGCGAGCTGGAGCCAGCCGAAGCGTTTGCCCGTTGGCAGCCGAAGGTGACCCCGCTTGAGCGTGAGCCATATACGCGCGATGAGGCACTGCGCGATATGCAGGCCGAACGCGCGGAGGCCAAGCGCTTGTATGAGGCGGGGGAGCTAGACGCAGAGATGTATCAGTTGTTTCATTCAGGTGCGCGCGATTATCTCGATCTGGTAGAGGATTAAGATGCCGCTATATGTTGATGAGTATGTAACTGTGGATCCAGGAGTGCCGCTCGCCGAGTGGCGCACATGGGAAGAAGCGGGGATCACGGAGCATTCGCAGTCCGTAGTCAAAGTAGCTCCGTCAGAATGGCATGATAGGCTGCGTGAGTATGCGCGGCAGCCCGTGGGTTTCTGGGGCGAAAGCCAGTTATTCACGGAATAGCTATCGAGGCGGGGGCTACGGTCCCCGCCTCTACCAGGGCAACGGACGGGGCTCCGAGGTCCTGGTAGAGGTAAAGGAGGAAGAGGATGGGATTGGAGAAAAATTTAAAGAAAGCGGGTTATATCGCCCGCCCACAGGAACTTTTAGCCCTGCGGGCAATGACCGCCCGCAGGAACGGGGCGAACGTCCTGATCCTGGAAGGCGCGCCCGGCACGGGCAAGACCTTCCTGGGTGAAGCGTTCGCCCAGGCGATGGACGCAGAGGCCATTTACTATCTCTGCCACCATTGGACATCAGAGGAGGAGATGTTCATTGGCGTGGACGTCGGGGCCGTGGCCGCGGGCGTCGAGAAGGCGGCTGATGCGTACCGACCTGGATTCCTCCTGCGCGCAGTGCAAGCTTCGCAGCAGGGGCCGGTCGTCGTCGTGATCGACGAGATCGACAAAGCCCCGGAGCGCGCCGAGGCCCTGCTGTTGGACTTCCTGCAATCGGGCCGGGTGCATGGCCCGAACGGGGAAGTCTGGCAGGGGGACCTGGCCAATATGTTCGTGTTCATTACCACGAACGGCCTGCGTCCCTTGATGGAGCCCACGCTGCGGCGCGGGTTCCGGCTGACGATGGAGTTTCTACCTGCCCACGTCGAGGCGGATGTGCTGCGCAAGGCCACGGGCGCGCCCACAGGGGCAATCCGGGCCGTGGTGCGGATGGCGAATGTGATCCGCACGCAGGGCACGACCTCCGTCTCGCTCCAGGAGATGCGCCATCTCCTGGAGGACATGACAGTGGCCACGTCGGCGCGTGACGTGGAGATCTTGCTGAGCGGCTGGCTGGTGAAGGAGCCCGCCGATCGCGAGGCTTTAGACGCGGAGTTTGGCGGCAAGGCGGCCGCCGTGCTCTGGGGGGAGTGGAAACGTGGGTAATAAGTTGGAGCTCCCGCTGAGCGTGCGGGATGCGCAGAAGCTTTTCCCGCGCCTCACAGCCAGGTCCTGGTTTGTGGAAGAGCGCAACCAAATTGAGCGCATTGCGTTTGCCGTCGGCGTGAAGCCGTTTCATCGCGGTTACGCGGATGCGGTCAGGGCTGAGCTTGCGCGTCTCGCGCAGCAGCGGGGGCCGAAGGCAGTGCTTTTGCCTTCGCCAGAGTCCGAGTCTCAGGGGGAGGCGCAGCCTTCCCCCACATCCGACCGTGAGCATCAGATCGGGACGGATGAGGTAGCCGAGCAATCTGAGAATCCCAGCGAGGATTCACAGATGCACGGCGGGGACTCGGCCTCTGGCGAGGTCGAAAGTGGGACCTCAGAAGGGGGTGATAACGAATCAGGAGCCCCCTCCGCCGACAGCGTTCAGACCTTCACGGGATCTGGAACCGGTGGCGGTGAGATGGGGCAAGGCGCGGGGCAGGGCTCCGCACAAGCAGGGACGCGCTTCTCTGCACAATCCGGCAAGGCTGACGCGGGCGAGGAGCCCGGTGAGTCGGCTGGCGAGACGGGGGCTGAAGACTCAGCAAGGGCTGAGAGCACTGCAGCTTTCACGTCGCCAGAGGCACACACCAAGCCTACTGGAGGGTCAAACGGCCTACGGGCCGATGCGCAGGCAAGGCAACGTAGCCAGGAGGACGAGTCGGCTCCGTCCTCCCAATCTGCAAAGAACGCCGGTGGGCAGAATGCCCTTAATCGTGCCTCCTCGGAGGAGACCGGCGCAGAAGAAAAGGGCGACGCCATGCCTAAGGCTGACGAGCATGCAGCGCGTGACACCGACGCGCTCCGCGCTGCGCTCACCGGACGGGCCAACGCCGCTGATGCGGTGGATGCAAGCCCAGGCGCTCAGGGCAAGGAGTCCGGCGACCCCGACGAGGCCAAGGGGTCGGAAAAGATCAGCTATCGCTATCGCAGTGTCAAGCGCGGTAGCGGTAAGCAAGCCTCCGTTTCCGCCAAGCGAGAATTTGGCGGCGTGACCGCCGAGCTGAGTCGCGCGGGCCTGGACCCGCACATCGCGAAAGAAGCGCGTCGAGCGCTGGCGCGACTCATCGAGGGCGGGGAATCCCAAGCCGGGCCGCGCTGGGACTGGGTGGAGTTTAGCAAGCGGTTGAAGACCGCACGCTCCGTCTATCCCGCGCGCAAGGAAGAGGAAGGTCGCCCGGCGATCTTGGTGCTAGCCGATGTATCAGGTTCCTGTCAAGGATTTTCGGATGAGAGCTTGATCGTAGCGCAGGCGGCAGCCTCGTTAGGCGTGCGCGGTGCGGATGTAATCGTCGTGGCGCATTCCAACGGCTACCCGCAGCAAGTCAAGATCAATCGCGATGCCGTCGAGGAAGTCGGGCGGATGGCGGAAGGCGCGGATATCGCTTGGTATGAGGATCTCATCAAGCGCTTCGATATCCAGGCCGTGGTGGCCCTCGGCGATTGGGATGCCGAGTGGCTATATCACAAGCTGGCCGATCTCCCGCGCGTGCGACGCTTCGTGTGGCTCGATAACTGGAGCAATTCAGTGATGGAGCCGACGGTACGCGCTGATCTATTCAGCAAAGCGGCGCGAAGCACGTGGGATGATTGCTCATGGCATAGCCCATGGCACTTCGAGTCGGCTTGGTCCCCGCAGGCACAGCGCAAGGCGACGTATGTCGTGGGCTGTAGCCACGCGGAGGATTTTGTGAAGGGCCTGGAACTGGCCCTGAGGAGGAAATAATGAATGAAGTAATAGTAATGCCCGCGAGGGCATGGCAGTTTCCGGTGAAAGTTGAGATGCCGCAGTTCTCGGCGGCATTGGCGAGGCTAGAGGCGCAAGGTCTCGGCCGCGCCAACTTCAAAGTGTTGGTGCGTGAGGCAGCGAAGCGGCATCCGCTGTATCACACGCCAGTGCAGCTTGATCCGCAGGTGGCCGGACGTTCGGATCAAGGCGAAGAGATCCCGGTCAATACGTTGGGGCGCTGGTTATTTGGCGTCCCCGGCTACCAAGGCAACGCTCGGTTCGTGGGGTGGGATGAGGTACCTCACGTCGAGTTACCTGAGGATTGCCCGGTGCACGTAGTTGCGTTGCTCCAGGGATTAAGCCTTGGAGCTATATACGATGCATTATCGAGATTGCTTGAGGCGGTGCGGTCATGAACCGCAAGCAAGTGCTTCTCTGCGTCAATGGCGCAGAGACAGCGCGAGATGATGGTGATCCGGCTGTGGATATAATCGCGGCCCCGCCGACTGGCTGGCGAATTGAGTTCGTCAGCAAAGACGAGTTCGGCCGTCTCCATTTGCGCTTTGTCAAGCCTGAAGGAAACGGGCGTATGTGGCTACGGGATGAGGCGCGGATGCGACAGGCGGAAGCTGAGCTGGCGGCGTGGCTGGCTGATTTATGGCGGCTGGTTATGCCGGTGGAGGAGGATGACGACAAATGACCCTCACCATCCGCACCCACCAGACCCCATCACACCAGGTCGCTACTATCGCCCTGGAGGATGGCGTGATCCAGACACGCCTCCCCCAGCGGGATGACGATTTCGTGGACCTCGTTCGCGAGCTCCACTACCGTTGTGATGGGGCCTGGTGGGCGCGCCGCCCCTCGGAGCGCTCCGGCCCCTTGCTGCACCGTGCAGCGGAGTTGGGCCGGGCGCTCTTAGAGGCCGGTTATATCGTGACGTTCCCCGCTGAGGATGTGCAGGCCCTTGCTGTCAGTGGGGACTATGAGCCGGAATGCCGCCGGTGGATCTTGCGGGATGAGGATAAGTTCCGCGTCTGGTGGGGCTACGAGCTGGACTATTACAACGAGGCGCGCGAGATCACGGGTAGCTTCTACGATAGCACGCGCAGCGCCGTGCTGGTCCCCCGCGAGAATTTCGCCGAGGTACTGGATTTCGCGGAGGCGTATGGTTTCAGCCTCACGGAAGCGGCACAGCGTCTCGTTGCTGAAGTGCAGGCGTGGTTCGAGGCGTTGCCCGTCGTATCCCTAGGGGAGGCGGAGCTGGTCGCCAGGCCAGAGACGCCCACGTCAGCCTTGACCGCCGTGATAGAGATCGACGATCACGCGGTGCGCGTGCGTTTATCGCGCAAGGACGAGCGCTTCGTCGAGATCGTCAAATGCCTGCATTATGTCTGGAACGGCGCGTGGTGGGCCAGGGTGCTCAAGCCGCGTATGGGGCGCGTGTCCCATCGGGCGGCCGAGTTGGGCCAGGCGTTGCTGGCGGCGGGCTACATGGTGGAATTCCCCAACGAGGCCATACGCGCGCTGGCGATCAGCGGCGCGTATGAGCCCGAATGTCGCAAGTGGATCTTGTGGCATGAGCGGGGCTTCCGCGTTTGGTGGGGGCCGGAGCTCGACTTCTTCCACGAGGCCAAGCGCATCGCGGCCAGCACGTATGATGCTTCATCGTATTCCGTGATCGTGCCCCGTGAGTATTTCAATGAGGTGCTCGGCTTCGCGGAGACCTACGATTTCCGCATCGCGGCCAAGGCGCAGCAGCAGATCGACCAGGCGCGCGCTTGGTACGACGGCGCGCAGGTCGTGGACGTGGCTTATGACCCCGCGAATCAACAGACGGCTTACGTCCGGCCCAAGCTCAAGACCCCGGCGCACGTGGATGTGCCGGTGCGCCTGCTCGATTATGCCGGGCTGGATTTCGGCGTGACAACGCGCCTCTATAGCCATCAACAGCGCGCCGTGGACAAACTGCGCGATCTGCGCGTGGGTGCGCTGTTTATGGCTATGGGGACGGGTAAAACGCGCACGGCGATTGAGTTAGTGCATCGCCGTCGCCAGCGCATCAGGAACGTGGTGTGGTTCTGTCCGGTCTCGCTCAAGGAGACGATTGCCTACGAGATCGACAAGCACACCGACACGCCCCCGAACCAGATCTATATCTTCGATGACACGACTACCATGCGCACGCTGCCGCGCGCGTTCTGGTACATCGTGGGCCTGGAATCCATCAGCGGCAGTGACCGCGTGACGCTCACGGCCCATAATTTGATTGACGCGGATTCATTTGTGATCGTGGATGAGTCCTCGTATATCAAAGGGCACAACTCGCTGCGCACGCAGCGGGTGACGCGCATGGGGCACAAGGCGCGCTACCGCTTGATCCTCACGGGCACGCCTGTGAGTCAGGGCGTGGTGGATCTTTTCGCTCAGATGCGCTTTCTCGATCCGGCGATCCTGGGCTACAATTCTTTCTACTCGTTCGAGGCCAACCACCTTGAATACTCGGAGAAGTATCCGGGCTTGGTCGTGCGCTCGCACAACGAAGCGTGGCTCGCGGCCAAGATGCAGCCGTATGTCTATCAGGTCACGAAGGAGGAATGCCTGGATCTGCCGGATAAGTTGTTCGATACGCGCTATTATCGGATGACGTCCGAGCAGCGCGACCTCTATGAGCAGGCAAAATACGATATCCTGTTTAGCCTGCCGGATGAGGACATCGACAGCTACGTGATCTTCCAACTGTTCACAGCGTTGCAGCAGATCGTCTCCGGCTTTTGGCAACAGGGCGAGACGCTGTGGGAGGTACCGCATTATCGCCTGGAACATCTGGTCCAGGCGCTTGAGGATCTCCCCGACGGCAAGAAGGTCGTGATCTGGTGCAAATATCGTTATAGCGTGCGCGCGATTGCCGACCGCCTGCGGGAGGATTACGGTGAGGACGCGGTGGCGTTATTCTATGGCGATCTGAATGAGCACGCGCGTAATCAAGAGCTGGCGCGCTGGCGGGCTGAGGCGCGCTTCCTGGTGGCGACAATGGCCACGGGAGGCTACGGCCTCGATCTGACGGCGGCGCATTATAGCATCTTTTATGAGAATGATTTTAAGTATAGCCTCAGGCTTCAGTCCGAGGATCGTATCCACCGCATCGGGCAGGATAAGCACCCGACGTATATTGACCTGGTCTGCCGGCAGAGCATCGACGAGCGGATCCAGGACGCGCTAGCCACGAAAGGCAACGCGGCGGATGCGTTCCGTCGCGAGGTGGAGCGGGTGAAGGACGCGGGGCGTGAGGCGTTGGAGAGGATGGTGAAGGCGTTATGAAGGCGCTGTCAATACGCCCTCCTTGGGGCAATATGATCTTTGATTCGTCTAATCCCAAGGACGTGGAGAATCGTAGCTGGTCCACGAAGTATCGAGGGCGCTTCTGGGTCCATGTAGGGAAGACTTTTGATAGCGCGGGGTATCACTGGATCACGACAATGGGGATAGCGTTGCCTACGCCGTCCGCATTTATTCGCGGGGGAATTATCGGCTCGGTGTGCTTGGTGGATGTGGTCACGGAGAGTGATAGCCCATGGTTCATAGGGCCTTATGGTTTCGTGTTGGAGGATCCGCGCCCGTGCGAGTTTGTGCCGTTGCGGGGGCGGTTGGGGTTTTTTGAGTTTGAGGGGGAAGAATGCCCAAGCGATATTTGAGCATTAATGTACTTACGGCTGCGCGCCAACGTCTCGAGCTGATATTTGACGAGTTCGAGACGCTGGTAGTCTCCTATTCTGGGGGGAAGGATTCAACCGTGTTGCTTGAGTTGGCACGTCGCGAGGCCCAGAGACGGGGACGCAAGATCTATGCCTTGTTTATAGATCTTGAGGCGCAGTATCAGGCGACGATAGCGCAGGTCGAGCGGCAGATGCTCAATGATCCGGTCATTGAGCCGATTTGGGTAGCAGTGCCGCTTAATCTACGCAATGCTGTATCGGTTTTTCAGCCCCATTGGGCATGCTGGGATCCGCAGGCTCGCGATATGTGGGTGCGACCGATGCCGGAGTATGATTGCGTGTTGAAAGATTACGAGGCGCTGCCTTTCTTTCGCTATCGGATGGAATTCGAGGAATTCATCGTTGAATTCCCCCGTTGGTTTTGCGAGACGCGGGGCTTGAATAATTACGCCAGCCTCGTGGCGATTCGGAGTGATGAATCTTTGAACCGCTATAAGGCTGTAGCACGCCGTCTCGATGGGCCGAAGAAGAGCGCGTATTATGATCGCGCCGGGGAGATTCGACGGTGGGGCACGGTACAGGATAAGGAGCCGAGTATTGTGGCTTTCTATCCCATCTATGATTGGCGCGTTGAGGATGTCTGGCGCTTCATCGGCGGGGAGCGCTTGCCCTATAATCGGATTTATGACCAGATGTACTGGGCCGGCTTGCCCCTCTCTGAGCAGCGCATTTGTCAGCCCTACGGCGATGATCAGCGCAAGGGCTTGGATCTATGGGCCAAGTCTGAGCCGGAGACTTGGCAGCGTGTGCTGGACCGCGTGCGCGGGGTCAATTATGGGGCGCGGTATGCCGGGCAAAAGCTCCTAGGGTATCATCGGGGCGTCGCTTTGCCAGAGGGGCATACATGGAAGAGCTACACGTTCTTCTTGCTCGCGACGCTCCCGGACGTGATGCGGGAGCGATACCTGAGTAACTTTGCCGTGTTCTTAGAGTGGTGGATGCGGCATGGTTACGACAATCTGGAAACGGTCCACGATGACGAGACCGCGCCGCTTAAGCAAAGTGACTGGCGGCGGCTGCCTTCGTGGCGGCGGCTGGCGTTGGCAATTCTCAAGAATGATTTCCTGTGCAAGTCACTCTGCATTGGTCGGATCAAGAATGTGTATGCCGATGTGTATGAGCGTGTAGCGGCGGGGAAGCCGGTGAAGGTGCGCAAGAGCGTGAAGCCCGTATATGCCTACTTGCGCAAACAGTATCAAGCCTATCTTGATGGGGGAATTGAGCAGGTAGATGTGGATTTTGTGTTACCTGAGCACCCCATGAAGAAACGATATCGGGACATTTAGGAGGAATGATGATAACGTATAAGACTTTGGAGCAAGGACGTGAGTTTTACGTACTGATGGGACCTTTCCTGGTAAGTCGAGCCGTGCGTCGCGAGTTGGGCATTGCTATTAGCAGTGATGAGCACTATCGCTGGGTGTTGGCGCTGGACGGCGATACCGTTGCCGGGTTTGCAGCGGTGGAGTTGTACGGGGATACAGCGCAGCTTAGGCACGTTTATGTTGTGCCAGAGTATCGCGGGCGTGGGGTTTGCAGTGAGCTAGTAGAAGCCCACGAGGAGATTGCCCGGAAAGCTGGCTTTGCCAGTATTGAGGCTGTGGTGGCTCCTACACTACGGGCGCTTTTAGATAAGCGGGGGTATGAGCAAGTCGGGAATCGCGGTAAGTACGCGATTATGGAGAAAAGCTTATGAAATCCTTATTTGCCCCTTTAGTTGAGGATGTGGTAGCGCAGGCCCGTGAGCTGGCGGCGGCTATAGAGGAATTGCCGTTGGAGCAGAAAGTGGAAGCGTTGAATCAGGTGCGCGCCCTGCTTCATGCGGTCAGTCCTTTCTGCGAGCAACCGGTGGACTATGTGGCATGGGTTCCCGCTGATGAGGTCGAGGGCAACGACTATAATCCGAATAACGTTGCGCCCCCGGAGATGCGCTTGCTTAAGATTTCTGTGGATCACGATGGCTTCACGCAGCCTATCGTGACGTGGCCCAGGGGGGACGGGATGCTTGAGGTCGTGGATGGGGAGCACCGCACCCGCGTGGGACGGGAGCGGGAGGAGCTGCATGGCTATCTCCCTGTTACGCGGGTCTCGGCGGGTAGGCAGGGCCGCAAGGATCGTATGGCTGCTACGATTCGGCATAATCGCGCGCGCGGTGTACACGCGGTGATGTCGATGACGGACATCGTGGCCGAGTTGGTCAGCCTCGGTTGGACGGATGATGAGGTAGCGCGGGAGTTGGGGATGGACGCCGACGAGGTACTGCGATTCAAGCAGACGGCGGGAATTGCCGATCTGTTTGAGGATCGTGAGTACAGTAAGGCTTGGGAGTAGTAACGGTTAGCCGTTCGTACCAACGGTTAGCCGTCTCGGTAGTAACGGTTAGCCGTTCGTACCAACGGTTAGCCGTCCCGGATGTAAATTAACAGTCGTTTTTTACCCGCGTTATCCCGCCTCAGACCCCCATCTGGGGCGGGGTTGCGTAAGAGAAACAGCCGTTAAGATAAGTTAACGGCTGTTTTTGCTTAGTGTAGACTGCACGGTAGTGACCCGTGTTGCACAAATGTTCTATCCGTTTATAATGGCAGTATGGAGCAGATTGTATGGACACCCAAGAGTCACGGTCACAGTTTGGCGCGCGAGCTGCTGAGCTGGTTGCTCAGGTTGCGTAACTACGGGCTGCTTGTGATCTATGCGGATGAGATCGAGGGCCGTTATTGTTATGTTATGTTACGGGCCAGACCCGCGGATGCGTTGGTCGGTGCATCGACACAACAGCGCGTTTTAGGGGACTTCAGAAGATTTCTCATAGGAGCGCTGCATTGGGGACTCCAGTGAAGCCGTCCTTGGCGGCGGCGACGGATAGCGACGATATTGAGGCCATCGTGCGCGACATGGTGACCGGGCTGCGGTTCATACGCAGCGCCGAGGGCTATGGGGAGTTGGTGGTCGAGATCCAGGTGCGGCCCCACGGCATCGCGCAGTGGCGCGTCGCCCCGGCTTTCTCGCGAAAGCCTCGGTTTAGAGAATCTTAGGAGTGACCCCAAATGTTATCGGAGCAAGCCCAGACTATTTTTCGTAAGTATCTGACGCGCGAGCCGTACCGGCTGCCCCAAATCCGTATTATGGGGCGGGGATCATTGGAGGAGTTAGACGCGGAGATCTACGGCTATGACCACCACCCCGCCATCAAGGTGGACGTGATAGCTTGATAATCACCAGAAAGGAGAATGAGAGATGGATGAACGAACGTTAGTGCTCAGGGGCGCGCGGGTAGCATGGTGTGATTCAAAGTGTCCGCAGTGTGGTGGCATCTATTTTGATGCTGCGTTGGAGAAAGCCCAAGCTTTGCATGATGAGCAGTTCCCTGCTTGCGGGGGCCAACTTGTCATTACAGGGGCTTCTTGGACTGCGTCTCGCGAGTTGGATTTAGAACAAGCGCAGAGTATCGCAAACGTGATCTGTGCCAAGCTGTCGCCCGTCTGCGAGAAGGTCGCCGTCGCGGGCAGTGTGCGCCGGGGGAAGGACAAGGTCAAAGATATCGAGATTGTCTACGTCTCCAAAATGGAGGAACGGCGGCAGGATCTTTTTAACTGGGCGCCATTCCCCATCGCGGAGGATCGCATCGACGATCTGCGGTATGCCGGTTTCTGGCAACTCGATACGCAGGTCAAGCGCAACGGGTCGTTGTATAAGCGTTTCCGCCTGGGCCGCGAGGGCGCGGGGCCAGTGATCGAGCTCTTCCGCGCGCGCCCGGAGAACTGGGGCTTGATCTATGCCCTGCGCACGGGATCGAGCGAGTTTATGAAGGCCGTCGTGACGCGTCGCGATGCACGCTGGGCCATCGGCTGTATGCCTACGGATATGTTTATGCGCGACGGCGACCTGTGGAAAATGACCCCGCAGGGACGGCAAGTTATCCCCACGCCCACGGAGGAAGCCTTCTTCGGAGCGTTAGCATTGCCCGTATTCCCCCCATCGGAGCGTGAGTATGAGCGGCTGCTGGCGTGGGGCGTGGCGCGGGGGTTGAAGCGGATGGAGGGAGAAGTGAGGATATTTTAATGGATTCCACTGAACAATCTTTACGCGCGTATCTCTACGAGCGATACGCTGCCGAGGGCATTACGGAGCGGATGATACGCCTGGTAGAACCTAAAGTCGGCGACAAGGTATATCCGCACCCGCTCCCGCCATATTTGTATCAGTGCGAACCCTGGACTCTAAAGGCGCAGCTCCGTAACGGCCAATTTGTGGCTGAGTATGTGCGTTATTCTTTGGACGGGAAAGGGACCGCGCTAAAGACCTTGACGTCGGATGGGGCGCGGGTGGCACGCCTGCGTTACATCTTATGCCATGAATGGCCGGATGTGGCGAAGTTGATGATGCTTTAGGCTTTCCCTAAACTTTTAACAGCCCAACCTTATCACAAGGTTGGGCTGTTTTTTTGTCTCCCCCGCGTTTTTTCGCCGTCCGGGGCCATTGGTGTCCTAGACCATATAAAACTATGCGTCCCCCCCTCAAAACGTCTCCCTATGCTTTTCTGGCGCGCTCTTAGCACACGTGTGCTAGTTTTTGGCGCTGATCCTTTCTGGAATCCTCGGCGTCCCTCACAAAACTCGTGGAAAATTAAGGGATATTTTGGGTAATCTCGTGATTGACAACTAAAGTTGACTGTGAGAGAGTGAGGACATCAAACAAAAACCAGAAAGGAGTAAGCAATGGCAAAAAATGGAGCGTCACGTAGGGTCGAAGTCAACACGGACACAATCACTTTCGGGGTGGAGATCGAGTGCACATTACCGGAGTCCTTCATCCAGGAGCGCGGTATCGAGATCGGTAGTTATCGACACGGGGCTGCGTTGCCTGCGCCCTTCCCCATCGGATGGGTGGCGAAATACGATAGCTCGGTGCGGGAGAACGATTTGCGATATGAAGCTCTCGAAATCGTCTCCCCGGTCCTCAAGGGCAAGGACGGTTTGGAGGAGGTCCTGGCGGTCTATGACATCCTCAACGAGGCGGGCGCCACGGTGAACACCAGTTGCGGGTTCCACGTCCACGTCGGGGTGGAATCGGTCCTGGGGGACAAGGCGGAGGTCGAGGGTATCCTGGTGCGGTGGGTGCGGCGGATGCTGAACCTGGTGAGCAATCACGAACTGGGCCTTTTCGCCATCACGGGGCGCACTTCACGGTTTAATAACCACTATTGCAACACAATCACTCATAAGTGGGACGGGAAGTTAACGACCCAGAGTTCAGTGAAGGTCATCGAGGACGAGACAGCGGGGCACAGTCAACGGTATTACACGTTGAATCTCTGTAACTTAAACGCAGCCTCCAAGCGCACGGTGGAATTTCGGCTGTTCGGGGCGACCTTGAACGGATACCAGGCCATCGGGTACATTATCACCGCCATGGGTATTGCGCACCGGGCCGCGCAGGTGGGGACCGCGCCGAAGTTTAAGGCGTCCTACAGCACGGCGGACGTCCCGGACGCGGTGCGCGACCTTCAAAAACTCCTCCGTAACTACGGGTGGCCGTCGGGGGCGAAAAAGGCGTGGGGGCGGGAAATCCGCCAGGTACAGCGGGAGGCCGCCGAGCGCTTTGACCGAGATTTGGTCCAGGGGGTAACACGATGAAAACGGTTCTCATTACACAGGGGTCTTGGGCGCGGGAAATCGCCCGGACGTTACAGGGTCTAGGGGCAAGGACACACGTCCTTGCCCCCCACGAAAACGACCTCGAGCAATATGATGCGTACAGCCATATCCTTATCCCCGGCGGGGCGGACATCCATCCCCAGCACTACGGGGAGGACGTGGTGTGGGCGCGGCCCTACGCGCCGGAGCGCGACCAGGGGGAGATCCCTCTGGTGAAACGCGCCTTGGCGGGGGGGAAACCCGTGCTGGGTATCTGTCGCGGACACCAGGTCATCACGGTGGCGGCGGGGGGCAGTCTATATCAGGATATCCAACTAGACCTGGACCTCAGCCACGACGCGCACACGCATTTGGTGCGGGTCGCGCCCTGGTCGCGGCTGTCCACGTGGTTAGGAGTAGCGGGGCGGTATCGGGTCAATTCTTTCCATCACCAGGCGGTGAAGCGGGTCCCGGCAGGGTGGCACGTGGCGGCGGAATCCTTCACGGGCGTGGTCGAGGCCATCGAGCACCCGCACCTTCCCGTTATTTCGGTGCAGTGGCACCCAGAGCAATTATCGGACCCCGCGTCCCGCAATCTCTTCGTTAAATTCCTGGCATTTGAGTAATGGCGCCGCCCCCACCTTCCGGGAAGCTATGACGCAGCTTCCCGGAAGGTTGACCATTAAAATCTCGTGATTGACAACAAAAGTTGTCTGTGGGAGAGTGATGACATCTTAACCGGAAAGGAGTTTGCAATGACAACACAGGTACAAAACATTCGAGTGGATCAGATCGTTCCCGGTGACAACGACCGGGAACGTTTTGACCCGGAGGGGCTGCGGGAACTGGCCGACAGCATCAAGCAGCACGGTCTGGCCCAGCCGATCACGCTGCGGATCTTGTTTCACTGTCAGCGCTGTCAGATTTACGTGACGGCTACGCCCGGCGATCCTTATGAGTATTGTGAGTGTTTCGGGGGGCAGTCGTGGACGCCGCGTTATCAGATCGTGGCCGGGGAGCGGCGGTGGCGCGCAGTGCAATTATTGGGGTGGGCACACATTCCCGCCCTGGTGCGCACCCTGGACGACGAGGCCGCGAGTTCCATTATGCTGTTGGAGAACATCCAGCGCGCGGAGCTGAATCCTATGGAGGAGGCGCGCGCGTACCAAAAGCGCATGGATCAATTCGGGTGGGACGAGGAGCAGGTGGCGCAGGTGGCCAACGTCCCGGTGCAGCGGGTGCGGTTGCGCCTGGTGCTCCTGGACCTGGTCCCCGAAGCCCAGGATTTGGTGCGCAACGGGAATCTGGGCGTGAAGTACGGGTACGTGATGCGTGACCTGGACGTGAACCGGCAGCGCATCGCGTTGCGGTATCTCAACCAGGTGGACACGCCCCGTCTGCGGGAGTTCCGGCAGTTGTGCGCCGATCTCCTGGCGCAACAGGCACAGGAGGCCATGTTCGATATGGCCGCGTTTATGAGCGAGGTCCAGGACCTCCGCGAGGCAGAGGCGGCGAATCGCGGGGAGCGCATCATTCCCGTCTCCGAGGACCTGCCCGGGGTGCGCAAGGCCAGTTCGGTGAGTCAGGCGTTGGAGCGGTATATCCGCGATCTATTGGACGGGGGGCACAAGGACGCGGCCATGGTGGTGGGGACCGTGTATCGGGGGTTGCTGTCGCAGCACCTGGTGGGATTCCCCAAGGGACCGAGTCCCCTAATCCCCGGTGAGACGTTGGAGGCGTGAGATGAAAAAGCAACAGCGGTTATTCGGTGAGGAAACGCTACCTTTGTTTTCCGGTGTCCCGCAGCGTGGCGCGGTGGGGGTCTTTGATCCCCGCCCCGCCGTTACGCAGGAGACGTTTGTGACGTGCCGTTTCTGTCGGGACACGGGCCGGGTGGGTGAGGGGTTCTGTTGGTGTGCGGCCGGGCAACGGGCACGGGCGCGACAATCTAAAAAAGCAGGGGGTGAATTATGTTAGCACAGGTGGAACAATTGAGCTTGGCGGTCAAGATCCGGCGGGCGGTCGCGGCTGCGTCGCGGTACAGCGAAGCCCACGACTGTGAGACCTTCGTGGTGGTGGATGAGGGCGTCGTCTGGGGGACCGGGCGGGACTATCGGTATGGGCATTTACAGGGGGTCCCGGAGTACAACGTCATTTGGAACCGGTACGACGGGTACTATCCGGAGTGGTATTGGGTGCTGGATTTGGATGCAGATTGGTGCGCACGTTTGGCGCGTCAACTCGTGGACGTGCAAGCTGATCTGGCGCAGCTCCAAACTTTCCTACAGGAGGAGGGCTGAGCAATCAGCCCTCACTTTTAAAACTCGTGTAATTTCGTGATTGACAAACAGAGTTGACCGTGGGAGAGTGAGAGTATCTTATAAACCCAAGGAGGTTGTAAATGTCGGAGCAAATCATTATTTTGAACGAGGAGAGCAGCAGTCCGGTGGTGGTGAGCCGTTACGTGTTGCACGGTGGCGAGCGTTTGGGGATTCGGTTGTACCATCGTTCGGAGGACGGGGAGTTACTCGCCACGCGGAGCGGCGTGGACCTGTTGATCGAGGGCGGTCTGGCTGCCCAGGCCGTTGAGGCGTTACAAACGTTGTTAAAGGGCGCGTCCTAGTACGCGCGACATCAATCAGGGGGACCGAGGACAATCCCGGTCCCCCAACGAAACCAAGGAGGTTTTCAATGTCGGAGCAGAAGGTCGTTTTGAATGGTGAGAGCAGTAGTCCTATTGTGGTCAGTCGCAGTGTGTATCGCGGGGTGGAGCGTTTGGACATCCGCCGCTATTACTATGCAACGGGGGATGGGGAATTGCGCCCCACCAAAAAGGGCGTGAGCCTGCCCATTGAGAGTGGTTTAGCGGCCCAGGCCGTGCAAGTCTTGCAGGCCATGTTGAACGGAAGTGACTGAGATGTCTACAGCATACGCGCTTAATCAGAAAGCACAAGTAACACGTGAGGATTTGCAGGATATTTGGAGACGACTACGCGGTAAGCCTTTGGCACAGGAGCACATAGGCGGAATGCTACGCTTCGCAAATGGACTGTTGCGGGATTGCAAGCGACGTCATCCACACAGCGTTCAATGTATTGCGGAAGTCGAATTTGGTGGCGTGGACTTTCGTTTTTGCCGTCCAATGTAGATGCGCTTTAGTACGCGCGTAATCAAGGGGGACCTAGTGTCATCGCGGTCCCCCTCACAAACACCAGAAAGGAGATGTTGAAATGTTTGAGGAAGTTAAGCAGTTACGGGAGAAGGCAGCCCAGATCGTGCGGTATCTATCCCCGTGGGAGTTGGCCCCGGTGAATCCCCGGGTTGACAACCTGGTGCAGCTCGTCAATACTCAGGTGGAGGGGCCGGCGATCATGCTGCGGTTGCGCAAAGGACGCATCAGCTTCTCCGGGCAGTATCCGCACCCGTATTACCCCTCCGACCCGGCCGAGCGGGCCTACATCACGGTGAGCGCGAGCCGGTCCCCGCAGTCCATCGCCGGGGACGTGCAGCGGCGGCTTCTGCCGAGGTATCAGAAAAGTTACGCGGCGGCCGTCGCGCGGCAGGAGGCGGACGAGGCGTATGAGCGGCGCCGGTGCGACGCCTTGGAGATGCTGGCGGCGATCAGCCAGATGCCGATCTCCCATCACAACGACCGTGAGCCGCAGATCTATCACTATGCTCATCCTCCGGGGACCCTGGCCCGGATCAAGATCCGCACCTATTCCCTGGACGATACTATGCAGGTGGACTTAGACCTCGACGGTATCCCCTTCGACGTGGCCAAGCAACTGTGTCGGGTTTTAAGTACGATTTCCTAATCTCCAAATAAAAAGGGGGGCGAAATTTCGCCCCCCTTTTCTTATAATTTCGTGATTGACAACAAAAGTTGTCTGTGAGAGAGTGAGAGCAACTTAATCAAACAGAAAGGAGCTTGAAGATGGAGCAGACAACTTTTTTACAGGTAGAGAGCGGGTATCGGGTGGCGGACTTTCCGGCGTCCGAGCGTCCGGTCAATCGGCTGCGGGAGGTGGGGCCGCGTGCGGTCTCCAACGCGGAGCTGCTGGCGTGCATCTTGCAATCGAGGGAGGCCCTGGATCAGGCGAACGCGCTGTTGGTGGAGATGGGGGGACTGGCGGGCCTGGTGCACGCGGACGCGGTGATGTTCGAGGCCATTCGGGGGATCGGACCGGCGCAGGCCGCGCGGCTGTACGCGGCAGTGGAACTGGGGCGGCGTCTCAAGGCTGAGGCCCCGTTGGAGGTACAGATCCGCGCCCCGGCGGACGCGGCCAACTTCCTATTCCCGTTGATCAGCATGGAGGAACAGGAGAACTTCGTGGTACTGTACCTCAACACGCGGAACCAGGTGATGACCCACGAGGTCCTCTATCGAGGGACCCTAAATACTTCCGTCGTGCGGGCTGCGGAAGTCTTTAGGGGCGCAATTCGGCGCAACAGCGCGACCATCGTCGTGGCGCACAATCACCCCTCGGGTAACCCGGACCCCTCGGCGGAGGACATCGGGCTGACGCGCCGCTTGGTGGAGGCGGGACGCTTGGTGGAGGTGGAGGTGCTGGATCACCTGGTCATCGGGCACGGGCGGTATGTGAGTTTAAAGGAGCGGCAGTTGGGGTTTGATTAACGGACGTTTTTCAGCGCATTAAACGGGGCAAAAACCGCAGTTTTAGCCCCGTTTCCCCTTAATAACTTCCGTTAATTTGACTTATCAGACGTTTTCTTCTATAATGAAGGTAATAGGTTAGCCTGTCAGTAGATATAAATTCCGGGGCGATCCGCTTAGGCGGGTCGCCCCTTTTCGTTTTCTGAGGTACTTAATGACTGAAGACAGTGCAAAAGGGAAAAGGGACATCCACAGCCTCGATGATTTGATCCTCGACGACCACAACGCCAACCAGGGGACCGAGCGGGGGATGTGGTCATTGCAGGAGAGCCTCATTCGCTTTGGCGTGGGGCGCGGGGTCCTGGTGGACCGCCTGGGGCAGGTGATCGGCGGCAATAAGACCATCGAGACCCTGGCGAAGCTGAATCCCGACGTTAAGGTCGTGGTGGTCCCCAGCGACGGGGACACGTTGGTCGTCACGCAGCGCGTGGACCTGGACCGCGAGACGGACCCGGCAGCGCGCGAGCTGGCGGTTGCGGATAACCGCGTGGCCGAGCTCAACCTGGCCTGGGACGCGCAGCAGATCGTCCAGGGCGTGGAGGATGGGCTGGACTTGGCGGCCTTTTTCCATCAGGATGAGATCCGCCGCCTGGGGCTGGAGGCCGATGAGGAGGAGGATGAGGACCTCGACGAAGAGCCCGACTACGACCCCGTGCCGGAGATGGAGATTCAGCCCTTCGAGCACTATGATTATGTGATGGTGGTTTTCCGAAATACCTGGGACTGGGCCAAGGCTGTGGATTTCCTGGGTATCGAGGATAGGGCTTTCGCGTTTACGTCGAGTAAGGGGAAGCCCCATCGTAAAGTGGGTTTATGCCGCGTGCTGGATGGCGCGCGGTTCTTAGAACTTTTACAGAACAAATGCGAATCGTCATCCCCAGCAGAAAGCGCGTCAACGCCTGCCGCGACGTCCTGAAGCTTTTTCCGGGGGCGCTGGTTGTGGTGCACCAGGAGGAAGTGGAAGACTACGGCGTGCTGGACGCTGAGTTACTTGCGCACCCGCCGGAGGTGGCCGGGATCGCGCCGTTGAAGAATTGGATCTTGGACAACGTGCCGGATGAGACGGTCTTTATCGTGGACGACGACATCAGCATGCTCAAGGCCATGGGCGGCCGACCTCGGAAGTCGGCGCCGATCCGTGATCCAGCGGTGATCCGTCAGGTCGTCGAGAACGCCGCGCAGGCGGCCCGGGTGCTGGGCACGCCGGTCTTCGGCTTCAATCAGAACGGCGGCGACGTGCGGAAGTTCAGCAATCAGGACCCTGTCGGGATGAGCGGGTGGGTCGGGGGCGCGATGGGCATCATCGGGCGCGAGCTGCGCTATGACTCCAATCTCAAGCTCCGAGCCGACATTGACTTCTGCTTGCAGGCGCAGCTTCGCTTTCGCTGCATCTACTCTGACCTGCGCTTTGCCTTCGTCGAGCAGCGCTTCAACAACACGGGCGGTAACGCCCACATGCGCAGCGCGGAGCGGAATCGGCGCGAGCTGGCGTATCTCAAGCAGAAGTGGGGGCGCTGGATCAGCCTCCGCGAGGGCAAGGGGACCGTGATGATCAAGGTCCACGTCAAGCGGCGGCAAAATCTGGTGATAATTTCGTGAGCTTTCGTGCTTGACAACCAAAGTTTCCTGTGAGAGAGTGAGAAAAGTACAAACTATCTCATAGGAGGTTGCAATGGAAGGGAGTTATCGGCCATACACACAAAACGGTTACCCGTTGGGGGACGTGATCAGCGCTCTGCAAAAGGACATCCGGCGGGGCAACGAGGAACAGGCGTTGTACTGGTGCTTGGAGCTGTTGCCGCGATACGAGATGTATCTCTGGCGGCGGCTGATGGTGATCTGTAATGAGGACATCGGCCTCGGTAACCCGGATATCCTAGTCCAGATCCCGATGCTGCGGGCGCAGTATTTCGAGTTTCGTGGGTTGGGCAAGAATGGAACGTGTCGGCTGATTTTGGCTAATGCCATTATGCTGATGTGCCGGTCGCCCAAGGCGCGCACGGCGGATCACTTTCAACGGGTGGTCACGCAGCAATGGGTGGAGGACAGTCGGGCCAAGCAGACCCGCCCTATCCCGGACTATGCTTTCGACAAACACACTAATAAAGGGAAAACGTTGAAGCGGGGCTTTGATCATTGGTTGGACGTAGGCTGTCAGTTGGACGACCCCGCCGAGGTTGAGGATCCGTATCAGGAGCGCGCGGAGGCACTGTGGCGCAGTGGGAAAAACGACGCGCCGGAGTGGGGCAAACGCCGGAAGCGCAAGGATGATGATGTCACGCAGTTGAATCTGTTTAATAGTTAGCTAGTCCGTCAGTGGCAGTGATCCCGGGACGATTCACCTCTAAGGTGAATCGTCCCCTTTTTTTATCTTATAGGAGGTTGCGTTGAAGAAAAGATTGGGAATATCGTTGTTAGTTGCCGTTTTGATGTCGGTTATGGCCGTGGGCGCGGTAGCAGCGCAAGGAGAGCCTCCTATCGCCGGGCCGGATAATCCCACGGATTTGCTGGCCGTGTTGGGGTGGCTGGCTGCCGGTGGCGCAGGGCCGGCAATTGCCTTCGCGTTGAATAAGCTGCCGTGGTTCCGGGCTATCGAAAACGACAATGTTAAGTTGGGCATTGTGGTTACCTGCGTCGTGATCGTGCCGTTGACGGCGAAGGTCGCGATTGACTTGGTGCCTCCGCACATTTGGCCTCTCGTTCAGCCCTACTGGGCCACGGCGGTGGGGGCGTTGCTCCTCGGCTGGCCTGCTTCGCAGATCACGTTCGAGACGTTTATTAAGCCGAAGAAGGGATAGGTGTGGAAGCTGGCGGCGGTTTCGATACGTTTATAGAAATCGCCAACGGGATAACGGCTCTGGCCCTCTCGTTGGCCTGTCTCTATGCTTTTTTTAAAGGGCTCGTTATCCCTGCGCCAGTCGTGGAGGCCATTATTCAAAAGACTGTTGCTGCCGTCTTGAAGGAGACGCGCGAAGATTATGAGCAAATGCTCATGGAGATGATGGCTGAGATCACGGCGCGCACCCTGAAGGCCATCGACGAGATGGAGCGTGAGCAAATGACGGCGATGCAGCGCAGTTTGAAGGAGCTCCGCGAGTTCCTGGAACGCGAGATGGATCGTGCGGAATGGCGTGAGCTGCGCCGTCAGACCAGCCCGTTAGATACAGGGATACTTGAAAGGAGCGCTAAAGATGACTAAAAATCCGGCTACATTAGCAACGCAAGTTTCCAGCGCTATTGGGACTTTGGACGCTGTACGTGATGGACTTTTTCAACTGGCTACGGAAGGGGCGGAAGAGCAAATTCGCCGTCCTCCCGCATTCTGGCAACGCGACCGGCTGCGTTGGGCGTCACATCAGTACGCGCGGCAGTGTGGCGGCTGGCATACGATTGAGAGCGCCGGTTGCCTGGTCTGCTGCGTCTCCATGCTGGCGGCCTGGGCGGGATATGACACGGATCCCAAACGCACGGCGCAGGGCTTGGACGAGGCCAAGGCTTTTGTAGGGGACAATCTGAGTCACCCTTCGCGCGTTGAGGAAGTTTTCCACACGCTGCGCTGGCATCATAATGCCGACCTTCTGGGGAAATACAGCTCCTACATTAACTGGCGCAAGGCGGCGGTGGATCTGGAGGCCCTGCAAGCATTACTCAGGGAGTATCCGGTGACGGTCGAGGTGGATATGTCGCCGGGAGGCGCGGTGCAGCAGCATTTCGTTCTAGCGTATGAGTATGTGCCTGATCCTGACGGGGGACTCTATGACGATCTCCTGATCGCGGACCCCTGGACCGGGGGCTATGGCTCCATCCTGGATTATTTCCATCCGGCGTGGTTGAGCTGGTGTGAGCGCGTCTCGATTACGCGCGTACAGCGGGCGGTCACCGGCGCGCGGGTGTGGGAGGTCCTACCGTTCTGATGAGCAGGCTCAGGCTAACACGCTTACAGCGTGAGGAAGAGAAAGCACAGGAGTGGTTGGGCGTCCTCAAGAAACTGGAGGCTCAGGGCCACGTCGAGCCGTGGCGCGCGGAGATTATCCGCCTGACCGCCGATATCTATCTGGGTTCAGAGCGCGTGGCTTATCTGCTGCGCGCGCTTGATTGGATCCAGATGCATGGAGTGGCTGACGCATGTACATAACAGTTTTTGGGCTTGGACGCGCCGGAGCAGTGACTGCGGCACTATTAGCTCATCTTGGCCATAATGTCTATGGGGTGGATACAGATTTAGACAAGTTAGCCCTGTTGCGCTTGGGGCGCATTCCATTCTATGAGCCAGATCTTTCGCAGTATGTCTATGAGGGATTGGACACCGGTCGCCTTAGCATTACGACGGATGGAGAAGATGCTGTAAGACACAGCGAGTTTTCCTTGATCTGTGTGGGAACGCCCAACTGTGATGGAGGTGTAGAGTTATCTGCCGTCTACAATGTTTTGGAGACCATCGGCAAGGCATTGCGGGAGCACACTACGTATCACGTGGTAGTTTTGCGTAGCACGGTGCCCATTCCTGAATTGGATAAGCTGCTTTTGCACCTAGAGATAAAATCCCGACTTGAAGTAGGACAAGACTTCGGTTTTTGTGTCAATCCTGAATTTCTCCGTGAGGGTAGCGCCATTAAGGATTTCCTTAATCCGCCCTTTGTGTTGATTGGGCAGGAGAATAAGCGTGCCGGAAAACGCCTGCGTGAACTTTACAATGTCATTATGGCTCCTCAGATTATGACCGATTATCGCACCGCTATGTTGGTGAAGTACGTGTCTAACGCCTGGCATGCGTTGAAGATCGTCTTTGCTAATGAAATCGGGGGGATTGCTAACGCGCTACATATCGCGCCCCAGGAAGTGATGGGTGTTGTTACACAGGATACCATGCTCAATGTTTCCCCGGCTTATATGCGTCCAGGGGGGCCGTATGGCGGATCCTGCTTGCCTAAAGATCTTACCGCCTTACTGCGCATGACGATGGTGCAATCCCCCGTTTTGGCCGCGATTCCCCAGAGCAATGCTCTGCACATCTTGGACATTATTGAGCGCATTTTAGCGAGCGGGCGGCAACGCATTGGCGTTGTGGGGCTCAGTTTCAAGCCGGACACCGACGACTTACGCGGCAGCCCTTGGGCCGCCGTCGTCGATGCTTTGCTCAAGGCCGGTCGTGATGTGAAGATCTATGATCCTGATGTCTCCCATGTTATGGCCGGACGCTATCGTGACATGATGGTCGAGGAGTTTGATGATCTGGAGGCTTGGGCCGAACAGCTATTCTACGCCAAGCCGGAGCTGGTACCCAATTCAACACAGGAGGAAGTTGGTGACTAGTAATCAGGAAGAAATAAGGCGGTTGCGAGTAGCTTCGCTACACTTACGCGGTTTGACCCCTTTAGAAATTAGCTCTGCCCTCGGACCGGATATGCCGGCTGACGTCGAGACGGTCTGTGAGGATATTGCTTATCTGGAACGCATTTGGACAACAGAGGTCAAGCCGACCCAGCGTCACTTGGCACGGATGCTCGCGGAAACCCGTGAGGCCCGACGTGTAGCTTGGGCTAAGGCGGATATGAGTTTGGTATTGGATTTAATCAAGCAAGAGGCGAAGCTATTGAGGATAGACACGCTTCTATTATAAGAAACGTCTGCTAATGGAAATTAACGGCTGTTTTATTTCGCGTAATCATGCGATATCGAGGGGGAAAAGCGGAACCTCTCCCGGAATAAAACGCACAATTGTTACATATGGGGAGTTGAGGGGTTGTGGAGGATGATCGGAGCACGGCATTTCCGGCCAACGAAAAGACGCCGGGGCAGCGCAAGAGTCGCACTGCCTATCAGAAGTTTAGCGACCAGTTGGAGTCTTTTCCGTGGATGGAAGAGTATTTGGAGCTACGTCAAATGGAACTGCGAGGGCGCAAGCTGGACTGGCGCAAGGCGGTCTACGTCGCGTGGGCCAGCATGCCTACGCCCAGACGCCAGCCGGAGACGCAGGATGAGCTGGCGACGCAGGTCTTGGGGCTTAGCTCCTATCGCACGATCAGCCGGTGGAAGAAGAAGTACCCGGAGCTGGAGGAGCTGGTGGCCGAGCGGCAGGCCGCGCCGTTGCTCAAGTATCGGGCGGACGTGTTCGAGGCGCTGGGCCAGGTGGCCCGTATGCCTGACCCGAAGGCCCATCGGGACCGCAAGCTTTTCTTGGAGATGTCGGGGGACTATAGCCCCCGCAAGGCCGTCGAGGTGACCGGTGAAGATGGTGAAGCTGTTCAACAGGTGGTGGCTTTTGACCTTAGCGATATCCCTTCTGACATCCTACGGCATATCGCCAACGGCAACGCAGATCACGAGCCTGAAGACTGAAGCGCGCCGCGAGTTGGCCCGCCGGCACCTCGTGGACTTCACCTGTTGGACGTATCCGCAGTACGTGGACGACCCGGCACACTGGCTGATCGCGGAGCATCTGGAGAAGGTGCTCACGGGCCAGATCAAGCGGCTGATGATCTTCGCCCCTCCGCAGCATGGGAAGTCGGAGCTGGTCTCTATTCGTTTCCCGGCCTTTTGGCTAGGGCACCGGCCCGATGACCCCGTGATCTTGGCTTCTTATGGAGCCAGCCTAGCGGAGCGGCATAGCAGTGAGGCACGGGCGGCGGTGGAGAGTCAGGAATATCAGGATATCTTCACCGAGACGCGCACGCGGCAGGACAGCCGATCCAAGCAACTCTGGCGTATCCAGGATCATCGCGGGGGGCTATTAGCCGCCGGTGTAGGTGGCCCTATCACGGGCCATGGGGCTGTGCTGGGCATCATTGACGACCCGTTTGAGAACTGGCGGCAGGCGCAGTCCCTCACGGTGCGCAATCACGTCTGGGATTGGTGGCGGGGTACATTTAGGACGCGGATCTGGGAGGACGGCGCGATTATCCTGGTGATGACGCGCTGGCATGAGGATGATCTCGCGGGGCGGCTCTTATCGGAGCAGGGCGACCGCTGGACCGTGCTCCGGCTCCCGGCGATTGCTGAGACGCAGGAGGATCGCGATAAGAGCAATGCGTTGCTAGGACTTCCGACAGGGGAGCCCGACCCGCTAGGCCGTGCGCCGGGCGAGGCGCTGTGTCCGCAGCGCTTCAGCACGGAGGCGCTCACGGTCATTCGCTACGATGTGGGCAGCATGGTCTGGTATGCGGAATACGTGGGCGTGCCCCGGTCGCCGGAGGGGAACAAGTTCAAGCGGTCGTGGTTTGAGGGACGGATGGTTGAGGCGGTGCCCTCCGAAGGGCGGCGGGTGCGCTATTGGGACAAGGGCGGGACGCAGGGCGGCGGCGATTATACCGCCGGGGTGTTGATGGTGCTGCACGAGGGGCGGTTCTTCGTCGCGGACGTTGTCCATGGGCAATGGTCTGACTACGAACGCGATAAGACGATCAAGGCCACGGCTGAATTGGATGGCGTGGAGACCGTGACGTGGGTCGAGCAGGAACCGGGCAGTGGTGGGAAGGATTCAACAAACGCCACGATCCGCAAGCTGGCGGGCTTCAACGTGCACGCGCATCGGCCCAGTGGGGATAAGGAAGTCCGAGCCAGCCCCTTCGCGGCGCAGTGCGAAGCGGGGAACGTGTTCCTCAAGCGCGCGCACTGGAACGCGCAGTATCTCGCGGAGCTGACAGCCTTCCCCAACGGCGCGCACGATGACCAGGTGGACGCCAGCAGCGGCGCGTTTAACCGGCTGGCCCCAGCGGGGGGACAGTCTTATTTGGATTGGATGAAACAGCGCGTTGCGAAGGAACAGGAAGCGCAACAAGGGAATTAACGGATGTTTTTATGAGAGTTTACGGAGGGTTTTTGGGCGTGAAAACGCGCGTAATCAGGGGAGAAATAACCGATAATGCCTATTAACGGCTATTTTTACGGGGGGCACAATGGCCTTCTTAGATAATGCGCTGCGCTGGCTAGGGTTGCAGCGCGTCGCGGACGAGCCGCCTCAGATGCCCACGCCGCCGGTGGACGTCAATGAGCTGGAGCAAAAGCAGACGCTCACGACGGGACGGCGCAACGTCTCCCTGCTGCGCGCTGCGGCGGATAACGTGGACGTGATCCGCGCGGCTATCAACGCCAAGAAGCGGCACGTCACGGCCCTGCGCTACGCCGTGAGCGGCCCGGACGACGACGTGGCGCAGGACCTCACGCGGTTGCTGGCCAAGCCGGTGCCGGGGATGACCTGGCGGCAATGGCTTGGGCTGGTCCTGGAAGATGTGTTGGTCCTGGACGCGGGCGCGGTGTACGTCTGGCGCACGCGGGGCGGGGGGCTTTATGGCCTGCTGCCGATTGACGGGAGTACGATCCGGCCCGTGAGCGCGGGGTTGATCCCGCAGCCGCCGGAGATTGCGTATGAGCAGTATATCGCCGGGGGAAAGGTGGCGGCGCTGACCACGGAAGAGTTGCTCTACGCGGTGATGAATCCGCGCACGCACACGCGCTATGGTTTTTCGCCCACCGAAGCGGTGTTACACACGGCCAGTATCGCGCTGCGGCGGATGGACGGCTTCGCCGATGAGCTGGATGACAGCAACGTGCCGGCCTTCTTCGGGGAGGTTCCCGAAGGCTGGCAGCCCAACCAGATCGAGGAATGGCAGACGTACTGGGACGCGCTGACGAAGAACAAACCACACCGGGGCGTGTGGGGACCGGCAGGGTCCAACGTAGCATTTCCGCCCCGGGTGAATGTGGATACTGATTTTGACCTGTGGCTGGTGCAGTTGATCCTGGCCATCTTCGAGGTGCAGCCCCAGGAGCTCGGCTTGACGGCGGACGTGAACCGGGCCACGGGTGAGGTCCAAGAGACGATCACGCAACGGCGCAGCGTGCGCCCGCTGGCGATGTTGATCAAGGAGATGATCGACGACGCCTTCAGTGTGACCGGCTACGCGGACTATGAACTCCTCTGGCCGGAGCTGGAGGAGCGCAGCCGCGAGGAGATCCGCAGCGACGCGGAGAGCTTCGTGCCATTGGGCGTGATGCTGGTCAACGAGGTGCGCGAGGAACTGGCGCTTGAACCACTGGCGAAGGGGGACTTGCCTCAGCAAGCCCCGGCGTTGGACCGCCTACAGCGTGACCGCCCCAAGCGCAACTATGACGTGGACGTGCCGGGGCCGGACGATAATCCGACGCTGATGCGCCTGCAGGATGCGCTGCGGCAGGCGTTCCTGGATGCGGGGACGCGGGTCAAACTGCAAACGCTTCTCGACGAGGTGCGCGAGGCGGTGAACGCGGGGGAGACGGTCGGCGATAACTTGATCCAGGCCATCGCGACGCTGATCGGGGAGGCGCACGCCGAGGAGCTGCGCCGGTTGATCCCGCTCCTGGCCGATATGGCCGGGGTAGGGGCGGAGGCCGTGGGCGAGGTGTTCAACGCGGCGGTCAACATCGAATTGGATTGGGGGTTGGCGAACGCGGCAGCGGCGGAATGGGCGCGGGAGTATGGCTACGAGCTGATCAAAGGCCTGGGCCAGACCACGCGCGACGAGATCGCGGCGGCCATGGGGACGTGGGTGGAGGCGCAAGAGACTTACCCTGACCTGGTGCGACGCTTGGAGGAGATCCTGGGCGACCCCCGGCGCGCGGACCTGGTGGCCAGTACAGAGGCCACGCGCGTCTACGCGGAGGGCAACAAGGCTGCCTGGGCGCAGGTGGAGACGGAGCTGGGCGTGCAGACGGTGATGGTCTGGCATACAGCGGCGGATGATCTCGTGTGCCCGATCTGTCAGCCGTTGAACGGGAAGACGGCCCCTCTGGGAGAAAATTTTCCGGGCGGGATCAAGTCGCCCCCGGCGCATCCACGCTGCCGCTGCTGGCTGACGGCGAAGGTGATCTTCCCCACACAGCGGGTACGGCGGCGGCGGTCGCCCTTTACGCAGGCGGCGATCTTCGCAACGCTGATGCGCGGCGGCTTGCGGGTGACGGATTACGGGCAAGCGGTCCCCACCGTATGCGACTGTGGGCATACGCACGACCACGCTCACGAGGTGGCGCATGAGTGAGGATATTCGTGTGGAGATGGTGGGGCTGAGCGAGCTGGTGCGGCGGTATCAGAACGGGGATGTACGGGCAAGGCTGGGGTTGTATCGGGCGACCCAGAGCGCTTTAGAGCATCTGCGCACCAAGGTGGCGGATTATCCGAGCAAGCAATCGTCCGTCCCGCGTTCGATGCGGGGGAAGTGGTTCAAGTCCGAGCGGCAGCGGCGTTGGTTCTTCGCAGCGCTGCGCAATGGAGAGATCACGGTCCCCTACCGTCGGACGGGGACTCTGGGCCGCCGGTGGACGATTGATGTGCGCATGGCGGATGACGTGCTGGGCCTGATGGGGAACGCCACCCCGTATGCGCCCTACGTGCAGGACTTGGAGAACCAGGCGCGCATCCATCAGGGGAATTGGCAGACGGTGCAGCAGGTGGTCGAGGAAGAACGGGAAGCGGTAGTGGACTATTACGCTGAGGAAATTAAGACTTTAGTTTCACCATGAGGGGGTGGGTATGGCAGCAACAGAGTTGACGGTGCAGGATATGAGCCGGGATGGGCTGGAGGCGACGTACTCGGCGGCCAACGCCGACGGGCACGTAGTCGATAATCAGGCCGACCGGCGGATGTTTCTCCATGTAAAGAATGGAGATAGCGGCTCGCATACCGTGACGGTGGCGACGCCCAATACGGTGGACGGGCTGGCGATCACGGATTTGGCGGTCGCGGTCCCCGCAGGGGAGGACCGGTTCATCGGGCCGTTCCCGGCCCCGGTGTATAACACGTCGGGGCAGATCACGGTCTCGTTTGACGCGGTGACCAGCGTCACGATTGCCGCGATCCGCCTGCCGAATAGCTAGAGGAGATTTGCCTATGCCTTATGAGAGTTGGGACGAAGTTAACGAGGCAATTCAGGGGATTGATCCCCCGGTCACGCTAGAGCAGGCCAACTTAATTGCAGAGTGGGCCGATGCGCTGGCAGATGAGGAGGACGGGCCGGAGAATCCCTGGGCGGTGGCGATTGCACAGTTTAAGGATTTGTACGAGGTGCAGGAGGGGGAATGGGTCAAGAAGGAAACTGAGGGAAGGTTGAAGAAGCGCGCTGTGCAATTGCAGCGCTTGACGCTCTACGGGCAGATTCAGCGCGTGGCGGATGAGGAACGGATGGTCTATGGGGTCGCCACCACGGAGACGCCCGTCGAGGACCTGCCGGGGCTGAACGTGACATTGACCTATGAGGCCACGCGGCGCGCAGCGTTGCAGTGGGCCGAGTGGGGCAATATCCGCGAGATGCATCAGCCTAGCGCGGTGGGCGTGGCGCGGGAGATCACGCCGCGTGAGGATCAGCGCGATTTATTCATCGGGGCCTATATCTCCGATGATGGCGCGTGGCGGAAAGTGAAGGACGGGGTGTATCGCGGCTTCTCGATCAATGCCGATCCATTGACGTGGGAGGAGTCGCGGGATGATGAGGTGGTACGAGTAACGGAGTATGAAATCATAGAGGTGAGCTTGGTTGATCGGCCCCACGATCCGCAGGCGCGGATCACGGTGTGGCGTAACAAGCCGCCCAGAGGAGATGAGCGAGTGAGTGCATTAGATGAAATGTGGAAGCAAGTTATGGGGGACGCCGAAGTCCCCGACGATCCAGCGGAGGCGCGCGCGATGCTGGCGGAGCAATTAGCGCCGGAAGAGGACGAGGAGCCGGAAGAGGGAGAGGCCGCGACCTCGGTCCCGGAGCCGGTGCCCGAAGTGGACGCGGAGCCGGAGACGGCCACCGAACCCCCGATGGAGCGCATCGCGCGCCTGGGGGGACGGGTAGACGGGCTGCGTGAGCAGATCCAGGCGTTGGAGGCGCGGATCGCGCGGCTGGAAGCGCAACCGGCAGCGGTGCCGGTGCAGGTAACCGGACCAAGCGAGCCGACGGTGGAGGAACAGATTGAGGAACTGGAACGTGCGGTAAAAGGCAAGGGCCTTCCGCCCGATAATCCAGACGTGAAGCGGCTGTTGCGGTTGTATGCGCAGGCGCGCCAACAGGCCGGGTAAAACGGCCTTATATTTGGGGGAGGATTAGATTATGAGTGGACAAGATTGGAATGCGTTATTTGGGGACGTTAATGCGCGGATTCAGCAACTCGAACGCGCGGTGACGACCTCGTCGGGGTTTCCGATTCGTGAGAACCTGCTGCCGGAGGCGCAAGTCGTCACACCGGCGGAGACTCCGGTTTTGAATCGGTTGGAGCGGATACCGGGATCGGGGAAGGCGGCAGCGTGGAAGGAGATCACATCGTTCGCCACTTTAGGGGCCGCCAATGTCTTTTATGCCGAAGGGGGCTCGCCCACCGAACGGACGACGACCTATAGCGAGAAGTCGGCTACCTACAAGCTGATGGGCAATGAGTTCGGCATCACCGGGCTGGCCCGGGCAGCGGGGGAGTCGCTAGGGGATGCGCTGGTGAATGAGCGGGAGAACGCCATTATCTCGCTGAAGTTGGATATCGAGAATGCGATCCTCAACGCGGACGGCACCGGCAACAGCTTCGAAGGGTTGGTCACGCAGACGGCTGCCGCGAACGGGGCCTACGTGGCTGACATCGGCGGGGCGCTGGTGCTGGATGATCTCAACGACGCTTTAAAGGACTGTTGGGACGACGGGTATCAGATCACGTTTATGCTGTGCAATTCACTACAAGCCCAGCAGATCAACGATCTGGTGCTCAATGCGGGAACGCACTCGATCACGGTCTTGAGAGACCAGCAGGGGATGATGGCCGGGATGGGCCGCGTGACGCACATTATTGATCCCATTACGGGCTACCCGATAGAGTTAATCGCGCACCGCAACCTGGCGGCAGGGACGATCTTGGGTGTGCCGGAGAAGTTACCGGCCCCGGTCCCCGGTCGGCAGGGGCAGCGCGGCATTTGGTGGGACGAGCTGTTGGGGATCACGGAGATGGAGGTGGGCATCACGGCAGATGCAATGATGTACTACCTCAAGACTTATGCGACGTTGGTATACCCCGCGCGGCGTGGTGCGTTTAAGCTGACGGGGATCACGTAGGTATTACATAGCACTGAATATTAGCAGGAGGTTGATATGAAGAGGCGAGTTTTAAGTGTGCTGACCGTGGCGGTGCTATTAGCCGCGTTGTTGGTCGGTTCGATAGGGGCAACCGGGCCGGGGGATCCTAACCCGGGGACGGTGTTGGGGATCGGGAGTTATACGTTGTACTCTCAGACGTTTGTGACCAATACCACCACGCTTTACGGTGGCAGTAGTTCAGGGGAGGCAACGCGGTTTCAGAGCTTCAATGCGCTGGACGTGTTCGTGACCGGTGACATCAGCGGCACGCGCACGACCACAGTGACGATGCAGGTGAGCGCGGATGGTAGCAATTGGGTGGATGCATCGTATACCTACGTGGGGACGCCATTGAGCTATTCGTCCACCAGCACGAACACGCAAACGCTGAGCGATTCCTCGACGGTGACGGCGACCACGACCAGCACATCCACGGCGACGGTGACGGGGACCATGAGCACCAGCGGCACCTCGTCCGTTACCTCGACGGTGACGGCCAGCGGGACGCCCACGGAATATGAGTCCGAGTATCAGATCGTGTTGAGCTCGGATAGCACCGACTATCTCCGTATGCCCGTGGTGGGGATGTACGTGCGGCCTAAGATAGAATTCAGCGGGACCGTGACACAGAACCAGGGAATCACGTTGACTATTAAGGCCGTCGCGCGGAATAATTAGCGTGAGGCATAGTGAGCGCAGGCGGCAGCAGCGGGCGGCTGTCGCCCTGCGCTCCTGGAGGGGGATGCTATGAGCGTAGCAACTGCGCGGATTTTGACGCGCGCGTTGGTGGTGAAGGGCTTTGAGTCCATCACGGCCACCACCGGCGTGAAGACCTTGTCCCCGGCAAGCGGGACGGTGCAGGCGGTGTGTCAGGTGCAAGATGAGCCGATTCGCTTCCGGCTGGACGGCGCCGACCCGACCAGCGCGACGGGGCAAGAGGCGTTCGCCGGGGACGTGATCACGATTGACGGGCCTGACGATATCGCCGCGTTTGAGTTCATCCGGCACGCCGACTCTTCCCCCAACGGGAAGCTGGTGTGCCATTACTACGGGTAGGTGAGATATGAGCGTTGACGTGACACCGGGCTTAGGGGAGCTGCAAAAGCTGGATAAGAAGGCGACGGATGGATTGAATGGCGTCTATGGCAGCATCGCGCATACGGTGAATGAGATCGAGGAGCATCTGCACAGCCCGGCGCGTTGGTTGGGGAAGAGCGCGGATCAATCCGGTGACGATTGGGCAGCAGATAATCTGACACCATTCCAGGCGATCAGCGGGAACGGGGACTATGGCAGCGACGCCGACGATGAGGCCAAGGTTCTGGGGCCGGACGATACGCCCCTCTTCAGCGGCTCGGCCTACTTCGATATGCACCGGATGCTGGTCTCCGGCGCTTCGTCCACGTCGCCGTATAAGCTGCGTATCATCTATGGCGCGGGGACCATGGCCGATGCAATCACGGCGGGGCAGTATAGCGAGGTGATGTTTACCGTCGTGGCTTCATCGCGACGCACGCCGATTGAACTACAGATGGCGCGCGTGGCCGTCGGCTCCAAGATGTGGGTGCAGGCGAAGAACGACACGGACGACGCGACGGTGTATTTCTTCGTCGAAGTCCATGAATACGAGGGCTAGCGGATGGCTTATTGCACCGTAGCGGACGTGCAGGCGCGGATACGGAGCGCGTTTGATGATCGCGACCTGGAGAACGCTATCGAAGCCGCGACGACGCGCATTGAGAAGGAGACGGGGCGCGTCTTTGCGGCCAGCGCTAGCGAGAGCCGCACCTTTGAGGCGGTGCGGGACTACTTCTGCGCGATTGACGATCTACTAACGGTCTCCGCCGTCGTCTGGGAGGATGCGGAAGTAGATGAGGATTCGTATTCCTTCAAGCCGGGGGGCTCACGCACGCCGAAGTATGCGATTGTGAACGGGCCATGGCTGGAGGGCGACGAGGTGACCATCACGGGGACGTGGGGCTATGCGGAGAGTTGTCCCGCTGACATCCGTGATGCTTGCGTTGAGTGGGTCGTGCGGGCGATCAAGCGCGCGGATCAGGGCTATCGGGATGCCTCCGCGATCCCCGAATTGGGGGAGCTGGTGTACTCGAAGGCGGTGCCGGCAGAGGTGCGCAGGGTCCTGGATCGCTATACCCGGTGGGTGCCATCATGATCATTAAGCTCGAACGACGGCGGGGTTTGCGCCTGGCATGGGCCTTATTGTCGCGTAGCGTGCCGGCCTGTTATGTGATTTTTCGTTCTGCTGGTCGTGGAAGATGGGAGTCTTTAGTCTCTGCTTTGCGGCTCGCGGTGGCGGTCTATGAGTGAGATTATCGCGGATGCTATCGCGCGCACGCTGCGTCTGGACGAGGACATCGCGCACGTGTTCGCCGATCCCCCGGAGGGGGTGCACGACTTCCCCACGGCCATTGTCCTGGAGACAAGCGGGGATACCAACCGCGCGGGATATCGCGGGCTGTGGGAGATTGAGAGCGAGACGCGCGTGTGGCTATTGGTGGAGACGCGGCGCGACTTGGAGCCGAACGTGAACGTCACGCGGCCTTGGGAGTTCCGCCTACTGAATCTGTTCGCGGAGAACGACACGTTCTGCGACGAAGACGGCACGATCTTCGGGGAGATCACGCGGCTACGCTTCAGGACCGGGCAGCTCACCTATGGTGACATCAATCACCTGGGGGTGGAGCTGACGATCAACGCGCGGGTGGATATTCAGGTGGCGGTGGGGTGTAGCTGATGGGCCTACGCAAGAGCGGGACGAACGCCTTGATCCGGCTGACTGCCCCTGACGGCAGTTACATCGACTTGAGCGGGGTAGCCTTGGACGGGCGCAGCCGGGCGAACAACTTCGCTTTTGAGATCGGGGCCAACGTCCTGGAGGCCGTGGGCTACAACGAGGACTGGGTTGAGCACGTGCCGGCCGGGTCCTCGTTCTGGAAGGCGGCGGTCAGCGTCTTCTATAACGCGGCGGCAGACGAGGTGGAGGAATTCCTCAACGCCATGCACGTGGCGCAGCACGCGGTGGCGGATTGCGCGGACGCGGGGGTGTATACGCTGCGCATTATGCCGGAGGGCGATTGCGAGGGCGTGACGGATTGGCGGGGGGAGCACGCGGTGCTGCTGACGCGCACAGTGCACGCGCTGCCCCACGAGCTGCTGATGATCGAGGCGGCCTTCGGCGGGTGGATCTTCCGGCAGGAGGATGCGGAGGTGGGCATGCTGGTAGCCACGACGGCCTCCGGGCTGTATTATGCGCAGTCCTTCACGTTTGATGACAGCGACCCGACGTGGTCGCCGTTGGGCCAGGCGCTGCCGATCTCGCAGATCTCGTATGACAAAAGCGCGCCCGCCGCGCGGCAGGTGTGCCGTTCCGGGGGGAGTGTATGGCTGCGCCGTCCGGCGGTGAGCGGGGATAACTGGATCCAGATCTTGACCGGGGCGGAGGCGCAGTCGCTGATCGGCGACGCCGACAATGGGGAATTCACTTGGGCGGAATATAACACGGTCAAGCAGCATATCTACGCGTTGTGGAACTATAGCCTTACGGCGGGCGGGATCTGGTTTCTGAAAAGCACGGATTGGGGGGCGTCATGGACGGCGGTCAACGTCTACAGCAATATCTTCAATTACGAGGGCGGCAATATCGCCGTTGGGTTGCAGACGGGGAATGTGGTGTACGTGACGGCGCAGACGGAATCCGGCGGCAAGGGGACGGTCTGGGTGAGCGAGGACGCGGGGGACTCGTTTACGCTGGCTTACCGAGATTATGGGGGCGGTTGGACGCCCTATTTGTTCGTCGATCCGGCGGATGAGGACACGGCATATTTGGGCATCCACTTGGGCGTATTTGAGGAGTACGAATTGTGGAAATGCACGTTGCCGGGCTTTAGTTGTACGGAAATAGACGGCGACCTGCACGCGGGGACCCTGCTCATCGGCTTCTCCAGTGCGGGGTGGATCAGCCCGGAGGATAGCCAGATCATCCGCACGACGCGCAACGGAGCGTTGTTCGCGGGGGATGCGGGGGTGATCACGGCGCGGCGTGAGCTGAACGTGTTCGAGGTGCGCGCGCTGGCGGGGTGGCACCCGCACGATTTGGTATACGGAACGTACATTGAGGCGGCGGTGGACAATCCCCATCTGGTCTTTGCGACCCCCGACGATGGGGTGACGATCTATAACAAGGGGGGCGCGAATGCAAATCAGGCGGACGGGGGCGGGGATAGTATTCCCTATACCGCACGCCGGGTTTCTCAGAATGGCATTGCCATTATCGAAAGTTAGGGAGGTCAATCATGGGTTTACGGGTAAGCGGTAAGAAAGCGCTGATTCAGTTGCAGCGCGGGAGCGGGACGGAGTTTGACATCAGCGGCGCGGACACCGATGGACGGGGACGCGCCAACGATTTCCAGTTCGAGATCAGCGGCAACGTCGTGGACGCCGTCGGCTACAACGAGGATTGGACGGAGGACGTGCCCACGGGCCAGAGCAACGTCACCGGCAGCATGACGGTGTTCTACAACGCGGCGGCAGACGAGGTGGAGGAATATCTCTGGACGATGTGGGACGAGGAACATGCGACGGCGGATTGTACCGACGTGCAGGAATATACGATGTATATCATGCCAGAGGGTAACTGCGCGGGAAAGACCAAGTGGACGATCTCCAACGTGATCTTGCGCACGCTGACGTTCCCGATCCAACACCAGGAGGTCTTGGTGATTCAGTTCACGTGGGGCGGTTGGCAGGTGAGTCGCGCGACGATTAGCGCTTAATGTGGGAGGGGCTTATGCGGTGGATAGCTAAATCGCGGCTGGTGCGCCCGGACGGGACCGTTATTGAGCCGGGTGCGCCCCTACCCCCGATGCCGCAGAGCGCGATCAACGCGCTGCTGCGCGGGGGGCACATCGCGCAGGTGGTGGAGGAGGACGCCCCCTCTGTGAAGCTGGAGCACGTTGTAGCTTTCAATGTGGGGCCAACGGCCTCTGGCGTGACGACGATACCGGGGATCGGGACGGAGCGCGCGGCAGATCTGGCCGCGATGGAGATTTACGCACTGCGGGATTTGGTGGCTGCGGATCCCGCCGTGATTGCAGAGCAGTTGGCTAAGGTAAATGTGGACATGGTGCGGGATTGGCAGGACTTTGCCCGCATGGAATTAGAAGGAGATGAGGATGGAGCAGAACGAGATCAAGCAAGCACCGAAGAAGAGAACGCGCCCTGTGCGCACTGCGGAGATTGAACTGGCGGAGCCTTACGAGGGCTGGCGGGCGACGATCCGCACGAACATTCCCATGGCGACGTATAACGCGCTGGTGGGGGGCACGTGGGAGGAGAAGGCCCAGGCGCTGATTGCAACGATCCTGGAATGGAACTACGTAGACGACGAAGGGGAGCCGATTCCTCTGGAACCCGCCGCGTTGCGGACGCGCTTGGGCTTCGACGAGGTCAAGCTCACGGTGGCGGCGATTGATCAGGCGATTGGCGATTTTTTACGCCAACTGAGTACGCGCGACTGATTCAGTATATCAGCGTGGGGACCGGGAGCCCCCCGCCGATCTACACGAAGGTCAAGGTATGTGAGCGGATGCACTGGACGTTGTTGGAATACGATCAGCAACCGGCGGATGAGATGGCGGCCATGGTGGCGATCTTGAATATCACCAGGTCGGAGAAAAACAACCGTTAAGGGGTATTAACGGCTGTTTCTACGCGGTAAATAGGGGGATTTGGCCCCTGAGCACGCGCGTAATCACGGTAAAAAATAGCCGTTAATACTATAAGGAGCGTATGGCTGAAGAGCTACAGGTTAGGCTAGTCGCCAAGGACTTGCTATCGAATGTGATGGCAAAAGCCGGCGAGGCCATGGGCGACCTGGAGGGCAAGTCCGAAGATCTGAAGAGCGGCTTCCAGAGTCTCTCAATGGAGCAACAAGATCTCATTGAGGGCCTGGGGATGCTGGCCGGGCAGGCGTTATTGTCGGCCGGCAATGCGGCGCTGGAATTCGGCGGGGACATGAACCGCGCGATGGGCGTCGTCGCGGCCCAGACGGGCATGGCGGGCGAGGAGCTGGAGGAATTCCGCGCGTCGGCGCTGGCGATCTACGAGACCGGCGCAGGGGAGAGCGTGGAGCAGGTGGCGCAGGCCATGAGCCTGGTGCAACGCCAGACCGAAGCCACCGGCGCTACGCTGGAGGACCTGACGGCCAACGCGCTGACGTTAGCGTCGGCGTTCGACGCTGACGTGCAGGAATCGACGCGCGCCGTCCGCCAGATGATGACTAATCTGGGCGTGGACGGGGAGGCCGCGTTCGACCTGGTGACGGTCGCCATGCAACGCACGGGGGACCCGGCCAACGATCTCCTGGATACGATCAATGAGTATAGCGCGGTCTTCGGGGAGGCGGGCTTCTCCGCCGAGGAGATGACGGCAACGCTGATCGCGGGCTTGGAGAATGGGGTGTTCAACGCAGATAAAGTGGGCGATACCGTCAATGAGTTCATGACGCGCCTGACGGACGGCTCGGAGACGACGCGGCAGGCGTTGGATACGCTCACCGGCAGCGCGGATAACTTCCTTGGGGCTTTAGACAGCGGGGCTGTATCGGGCAAGGAAGCGCTAGACCTGGTGATCGACGGGCTGCGCGGGATAGAATCGCCCCTGGAACGGGACCAAACGGCCGTGATGCTCTTCGGTTCGATGTGGGAGGACCTGGGGCCGCAGGCGATCATGGCCCTGGGGGACGTGGAGGGTGGCCTAGAGAACGTTGCCGGGGCGACGGACAAGGCAGCGGAGGCTATGGCGCAGGGGCCAGAGGCGGCCATTGAGCGCCTGCAGCGCAAGGCGCTGACGATGATCACGCCCGTGGTGGACGGGATCAACAGTCTGGAGGATTCGACGATTGTGGCCGGGCTGGCCGTGGCCGGGATAGGCAAGGCAGCGGTGATGGCGGCGGGAGGAACCCAAGCGCTGGCCACGGCGCTAGGCACGACGCAAGTCGCATTGGGCGCGGTGGCGCTGGCCGTGGGTGCGGTGCTCTTGGCCTACGAGAAGTGGAAGGATCTCCAAAACACCATCGCGGAGGGGCAGGCGTTAGTCAACGAGCAACTGGATACCTGGACACAGAGCGCATCCGAGATGACGTCCGAGGGTATGAACCTTAGTGAGGTCTCGTTGGAACTGGCGGATAGCATCAACGCGGCCAACGCGGAATATGAGAATGCGAACTTTGCCGTAAAGGCGTTCATTGATAATGAGCAGATCCAAACCGATGCAGCGGTCTCGGCAGAGGCGGCGATCCGGTCGCAGGCCTCGTCGTATCAGGAATACGTTGCGGCGGTCGAGACGGCCAACGCGACGATTGAGAATCGTGCGGGCCAGCTCCAAGTGATCACTGAGGCGGAGTTCAACGCGACGGCGGCGGTACAGACGCAGACCGAGGCCCACAACCTGAACGTGGAGGCGATGCAGGAAGAGGCCGCTACGTCCCAGGCGCTCACCGGGTTCCTGGAAGGCGTCGTGGATTCGTCGGTCTCCGCTGCGACCACAATGGCTGAGGCGCATCGTGAGGCGGCAGCCGCCGCCGCCGAGCACGCCGAACAAACGGCGGGGCTGGCTGAGAGCCTGATGGACGCCACGAATCAGCAAATTGCCAGTCAGTTGGTGGGGATGCTGGACCCGGAGAAGATGGGGGCCGAGGCATACAGCGCCGCCGTGCAGGAGATCGGGGTCACATTTGGCATTATGGACGAGGAGAGCATCGCGCTGGCCGAGAATATGGATGACTTGGCGGCAGCGATTGAGAGCGGCGTGATCCCGGCAGAGAACGCCGATGAGGCATTGCAGGCGTTGATCGAGGACGCCAAGGACGGCAAGGTCTCGATGCGGGATCTAACGGATGAGTTCGGCAACAGCGTCGGCGGTTTGCGCAATACCGAGTCCGCCTTCCGAGGGATCGGCTCCGGCATGCGTTCTGTGAGCGATAACGCTGGGGGCGTGGAGGAGGGTATCCGGGGCACTGCGGGGGCCTTCAGTGAGGGCGCGCCCGCCGTTGAGGAGTTCGCCAGCAATCTGGGGACGACCCAAGATTCATTGATGGCGCTGGTCGCGGGGTCGCCGTGGACCTTGACCGTCAACGCCAATGAGGGAGACGGTGGGGGGGGAGGCGAAGAGATGGAGACGCCTGGTAGACCGGGGGGACCGGGAGGATATTCCAGAGCGTCGGGGAGTGGCGGGATCTCCATCGGTGAGATCAATATCACGGTCTCGGACGAGGCCAGCGCGACGGCTATCGCCGACGTGATCTATGAGGAGCTGGCCTCGCGGCTGGCATTGCTGAGGGCCTGATGCTGGAAATACGATTCGCACGCATTGAGTGGACGACGGACGGGGAGATCACGACGACGGAGGACCTGGTCCCCCCGTGCAAGCTGCTCTCTTATGTCCCCCAGGGGCCGGGAGAGCGGCGGCCCACGCAGATCAACGAGCGGCTCTCGCTGGTGCTGCGGCGGGATGCGCCGACGTGGTTACGTATCCTGAACGCGACGTTCGCGCGGGCGCGCTACTGGGCCGAAGAGCAGAAGTTCCGCCGGGACATGCGGACGGTACTCTTGATCCGCGACGACAATCGCCACGACGCCGACACGTGGTTCGAGGCCCCGTTGTACGACGGGCGGGTGAACTTCCGGGATTCGCAGGGGCGCGTGCTGGATCTGAGCATCACGCGCGGCCCCTACTGGAAGGGACCAGAGACGGCCTTGCAGGTGATGAACACGGGCACGAGCCTCGCCTGGGCCAACACGGCCACGATCTACAACCACGACGACGATATGCCGGGGCATAACAACTGGGTGCTGGTGGAAGCGCCCGCCGGGGACGTGCCCACGCCGGCGCGGCTGTTGGTCCATAATACATACGATAGCGGGCGACGCTTGCGCCGCATCTACGCGGGCTGGTACAACCGCCCGCAGCAGTTGACGTTAGACGTGGCCGACGCCGACGGCGCGACGTTATTTCCGGATGACACAGACTACAGCTACGACAAACGCGGCAGCGGAACGACGTTTACCTGGGACGTGGATAACGACGTCTTTCTGGATTACACCGGGATGTTCAAGGTGCTGGCCAATGGTGACCTCAGTGCCGGGAACTGGCGCGTGGCGGTGGGGTACGTGATGACGCGCTTACAGCAGAACGCGCGCGTCCCCGGCGCGGACGGGTGGACGGACCTGGGCAATGTGATGCTGCCCCCGGGTCCCTACTCCCACCCGACACGGTATCCGATGAAGGTGTGGCTGGAGGGGACAGCGAGCGGGATGTTGGATTTCCTGCTCTTTATCCCGGTGAGTTGGGATACGCAACTGCGGCAACTTATTTTCCAAGGCTACAACGCCGTGAACGGCACGTGCGTGGAGGACGACGGCGTGAACGATGAGCTGGTGTATCAGTTCGGCGATCAGCGCTTGCCTATCCTCTATTCCTTCGGGCAGCCGATCTTCTTGCAGCCGGAGACGATGCTGCCGCAGGCGTTGGACCCGTCGAGCAGCGTGCCTAACGCGCAGATGCTATCTTTTGCGTTGGAGAACGACGTGGGCGGCGCGGAGGCGCTGCGCACGGCGGAGATCGCGGTGTATGCGCGCCCGTGGTACGAGTTGCTGCCATGAGAACTTAGAACTGAGGATTGAGAATTAAGATGGACTTACAATTCATCGTGGAGAGCGAAGGGACGGGCTGGTGGGATGTCACCGGCCTGGTGCGTCGCTTTCAGTTCGGGACGCGCACGCCGGGCGGGTTCTGGGAGGCGCGCGTGACGTTGGACGCGGCGGCGCGCGACATCTGGCAGTATTATCACGGGTGGCCGGGGGGCACGTTGACGGTGCGGGCGGTGGGCCTGCTGGTCTGGGAGGGGGATTTGGCGGGCTTCCGCTCCCTGGATCCGCTGACGCTGGTGGCGCGGGGGGAGGTGCTGCGCCTGCGGGGGCCGGAACTGTGGCGCGCATACGCGGACGCCAGCTTCGCGAGTTGGGAGCCGGTGCGCACCGACTCGATGACGTTCAACGTGGATAACAATAACCGCCTGTACGTCGAGGCGGTTAGCAGCGTGGTCTACGAGGCAGGAGACGAGGGACAGGTCACCTATCCGGAGGATTTGGTGCTGGGGGCGGGGATCACGTACTTTGAGGCCCACGCGCTGATCGTGCTGCGCTATGGCCCGTGGATCGTCGAGGTGCGGGACGACGCGGGGAGCGTGCTCTGGTCCACGACGAGCAGCGTGGAGACCGACGTGGCCGTGGCCGTGAGCAGCGCCAGCGGCTTGATCTTTGCACTGCGGGCGACGGTGGACGCGGAACTGACGCCTCCGGCGCTGGTGGTGGATCTGGCGGGGGCGGTGGGGGCGCTGAGCAACGGGGATTATCAATACGTCGTGACGTTCGTGGACGCCAACGGGGAATCCGCGCCCAGCAATGGCGCCCGGGTCACGGTCAGTGACGCGGGGAGCGACGGGCAGGTGAGCGTGACCGAGATCCCTACGGGATATAGTGGGACGACGGCGCGGCGGCTGTATCGCACCAAGGCCGACGGCAACACCTATTACTATCTCGCGGAGATCGCGGATAACACCACGACGACGTATACGGATAACACCGCCGACGGCTCCCTGGGGGCGGAGCTGAGCACGGAGACCACCAGCGCGCGCTTGACGCAGGTGGTGGTGCGCACGCTGCACCCGACTTATAGTGAGAGCGTGGTGGAGGATGTCCTGGATCTCAAGTCCATTGCATCCTTCGACGTACAGGCCACGGGCTTGACGCTGGATAGCGCCGTGTGGCAGGGGGAGAAGGCGTTGAAGGCGTTGGAGGACGTCGTTGAACTGGGGGATGGGGCGTTCCCTTGGGTGTTTGTGGTCTACGAACACGGGGCCATCTTTCGCGCCTGGGCTACGGAGGCAGACTGGGTGCTGCTTCCGGAGGACGTGGGCGGGCGGTGGAAATTGCAGCTCGACCGCGACGATGTGCGCAACGCGGTGCGCGCCCAATTGCCGGACAACACGTTCACCGCCTGGCAGACGGACGACGACAGCATCGCGCTTTACGGACGGCACGAAGCGACGATTGACGTACCGCAGACGAGCCAAGCGGAGGCGGTACGCTATGCGCAGGTGTATCTCGAATCGCATGCCGACCCGCTCAGCTCCATTGAGGCAGACGCGGGGGCCACGATCCACAAGCCGGATCTGACGCCGTGGCCCGCGTATCTGGTACGCGCGGGGGACGTGATCACCGTGCGCGACATCGTGCCGGGCGAGGACCTCAGCGTGCGGGTGAAGGAAACGACGTTCGACGGCAAGCGGCTGCGCTTGATTCCCATGGGGAGTGACAACCGCTTGGAGATTATCCTGGCGGCATTGGAACGGCAGGCGAAGGGGTAAGACATGACAAACATAGACGTGACGCTTCCCAAGCACGCGGTGGATGGGCCGCAGCACGCGACCCATGAGACGGATACGGCGAAGGTGCTGCGCCCGGATGGGAACGGCGGGGTGCGGTGGGCCTCCGCTGCTGGCGGCGGGGATATGTACAAATCCACCTACGACACCGATGATGACGGGGTCGTGGATAACGCCGAGCAACTGGGCGGTGTGGCGGCGGCGGATTATCTGACGGAGGCGGAGCACACGGCGATAGGGGACGCGGCCCCCCATCACGCGCGGTATACGGACGTGGAGGCGGTGGCGGCGATCTTAGCGGCGGATGGGCCGGGGAGTGGCTTGGATGCGGACACGCTCGACGGGCAGCATTACGCGGACATCAGCAACGAAATCGACGGGGATATTTCGACGCACGCGGGGGTCTCCGATGCGCATCATTCGCGCTATACGGATGGGGAGGCGGTGGCGGCGGTCCTGGCAGCGGATGGGCCGGGGAGTGGGTTGGATGCGGACACCGTGGACGGGCAGCATTACACAGACATCAGCAGCGAGATTGACGGGGATATTTCGACGCACGCGGGGGTCTCCGATGCGCATCACGCGCGGTATACGGACGCGGAGGCGGTGGCGGCGGTCCCGCAAGCGACGACCGCAACGCAAGGGAAGGCGGAGCTCGCGACTGAGTCGGAGATGGATACCGGCACGGATACAGAGCGGATTATCACGCCTGCCTTGTTAAGGACGCGAGAACTGGACATCGCGGAGCTGATCTTCACCGAGGATGATGGGCTGCTGTTACTCGGTCCCGGCTGTCCGATGACGCCGGATAGCTGGATTTCGCTGCGGGGGCAAGAAGCTGCGATCAGCGGGGCGTTCCATCAGGTGGCTGGGAGATGGCCCCAAACACTCGCTCTAACGATAGAACGCGCCACTACAAATCTGTTCACGAATCCCTCTATGGAAACTGGGAGCTCAGTACCTACAGGGTATGCAGAATGGTGGCCTTCTAATGTTGTAGCGTCTAAATCGGCAGAAGAGACGCGGTTTGGTCATTACTCAGCTAAATGCATAACCGATGGTTCCCGAGCTGCTGGTATATATGACGATGTTACAGTTACACACGGACATATCTATACATTCTCAGCATACGTGAAAGCGCCCCCAGGAACAACTATACACTATGGATGTGATAGAGGGTGGATGGGTGACAGTGTTCATACTGCTACAGGAGGATGGGATCGTGTCGTAGCAGTTGGAACAGCAGATACCTCTACATACTCGTATGGCCGTTTTTACGTGGCGAGCCCAGACGCAACTACGTTCTATACAGATGGTTGGCAGTTAGAGGCCGTCAGTGTAGAAACATCGTATTGCGATGGCTCACTGGGCTCTGGCTATAGCTGGAGTGGGATTCCCCATTCCAGCACCAGTTCAAGACCGCAGACCAGAGTGGATGTTGACGGTGATCATGGTATCTCTGAGTCTACTGGTTCAATTGCTATTTGGGTACGTGGTGAACGGCAAGGCTACTGGTCCGATACGGATGCGCGATATTTTTGGGGTATTGGGGGAAGTCACAATGTTGCAAACACATGCGTATTATGGATGTATAATTCATACTTATATATAGCTTGGAATGGAACGCAGAATCAATGCCTATGGTATTTGTCATCTGCTCCCAACGATGGTTGGCATCACATTGTTGTTACTTGGGAGCAATCCACTACTACATTGAAATTGTATTTTGATGGCGAATTAAAGAACGCCGATACCAGTATTCCAACTATTGCATCTTGGGCTAGTGATGTACTGCAAATCGGCGGGCGTGAGTTGGGATCATATGAAGCAGAAGCTAGTTTTTCTGAGTTGTCCGTATTTGACCGTGTGCTTACATTATCAGAGATTTCGGCCCTTTACGCTGCTGGAAAACCGTTAGTTGATGAGTCCCCAAATATCGCTAGTCCAGTCGATAATCTCGGTCCACTCGCCGGGGCATGGCCTATCTTGTTTGGCTCGCAAACGCACACAGGCGATACCTCATATTCCGAGGCGGGGAGCAATCAAGAAAGCCGCTTCGGATGGGGAACGTGGGTGTCCGGCTCGCTGCAATTCGAGGCGGTGATTAAAATAAGTGATAGCGGAGACACCGGATATGCCATGCTGCAATGGAACGATTCCGGCACGTGGCGCGACGTGGAGGGAA